TCAGATCGTCGGCCGGAACTCGTCGTCATCGTCCAGAATGGTCGCGGTGACTTTACCCAGCACTATGATTCCCTCCAGCCCTTCCCCGTCTATCGTTTCGCCATCCTGCGTGATAAGTCCGGAAACGAACAGTTTGCCTACCATCGGATAGCCATCGTACTGAAACGCTACCTCGTCGCCAGGCTTCATCTTTACCCCGCGGTCGACGATGACAAAACCTTCAGGTGTTTCTATGCGGAACGCGCTCGACGATGGCAGATCGAAGCCCTCTTCTATATATGGCACGCTCATCTCACATACCCCATGTTGCGCAGGGCCCACGTCTTGTTCTCTCCACCGTCTGTAACGAGCTCAAAGAAGAAGGGCTGATATCGCTTAATCCACCGGTTGCACTCTTCCAGAGGCCAGACGTGATTTACCTTCTCAAGCTTAAGGCGGAAGCTCTCAGTGTTGACTATCCGGCGCCCGCGGGCATCGAGCTTGATGGCATTGTTGAATGCTGAGCCTATTTCGTATTGGCGTGGCATAATCTACTCTGCAAAATAACTGCATATAAATACAGTAATAGCGGGCGTGATTTTTGGCAAGCGACTGCGTTTGGGCTTTTGTAATGGACATGATGCGCATGATTTTTTTCGGAAGGTATCGGCGTGAACGGATACATTGTAGTCACCCACGTCGCAGATAGCTGAAACAGGCGCGGTACGTAGCAGCTCAGTTGCTGAGAATGTATCGATTTTACTATAAATTCAGTAACGCTCTTGTCGTTCTGCTGTTGTGAATTTTTTTCACGTTGTTGTATCTTGATGCCGTGCTACTTTAATTCACTCATTCTTTTACTGAAAGGACTCACTATGGCTATTAATCGCGTTAAAGTATGGTTGCTATTCGTTATTGGAATATCTTATTTTTATGTTGTCGGATTTTCGTTAATCGGTCTTCTTTCAAATACAGATTTAATGTATGCAGATGATAAAGCGCTGTGGAGTTTAGTGCTTTTTGTGATAAATATCGCATACTGTGTTGTTGCTCTCCTCCACCTATTTCGATTTGACAGAAGAGGCCTCCTAAATTCAGAGGCTACATTATCTAAATACGCAAGCCTAATGCTCACCATTTGCCCACTTTTAGCGGCCCTTTTCGACCCGGTTAAATCGCTATTGCTGCAATGGCAGTTTACTAATCAAAATACGTACTTAGCCGCCGGAATCATCTCCCTATTTATAATATTTTCTCTGGCACTTGTTATAAGTTTGCTTATAATATCTAAGTCAACTGACAGAAAATTAAAGGTCAGCGTTAGCAATAGCAATTCGCGCGATTAACAGAGGTTTTCTGATAAGGAAGATAGCCCCGCCGCCGGGGCTTTTTTATCACGCTCCGGGAGCCAGTATTGCTGCCTTGATTTCGTCGATGTGTTTCAGCGCAGTATCAGGCTCTGTGAGGGCTAACTCTACCAGGCTGAAAAGCGCCTTTATTGCTTCGGTGTGATAAGCCGCCGATACGCCGGCGGTATTGAGCGACTTGAAGTCTTCGATAACTTTCCCGTCCGAAAACTCTCTCCGGCCGATGTTAATCACTGCTACCGGGCAAAACGACTCTACGTCCTGAGCTATAAGCCCGACCTCTGAACCGCCATCCTGCTTATCATAGGTGCAGCCTCGCCAGGAAAGCACTGCAGTGAGCGGATTCTTCACGCATTCGATATTGCTTTTATGTCTCTGGTCGGAGCCGTTGACCCATGAACCTGGCGCATTAGCATTGCCTGTTGAGTAAAAGTTCCAGTACTTAGATCCGTAACCAGCCCAGTCGAGAGTAATAAGCGCGTAAACATTCGTTCCAACCTGCTCACCACAGCTGAGTGATGCAAAGCCTCCTTTGCTGGATGTATTAGCCCCCCTGCCTTTCATTACGGATCGAAATGCCGGCGCATTGTTGTATGAGCCATTTGTAGCTGACGGATTTGCTGGCCCCACTACTTCCAGGTTGCTTGTCAGTGCATTGAGGGCAGTGATATCACTGTTAGAGCCTGAAGCAGCTTTGCCACTTAGTGAGCCAGAAAGAGATAGCCACGAAGGACCTGTGTACTGAGAACCATCCGGAAGCGTGACAGTGATATTCCCCGATGCACTGTAAACCTGCTGCCAGTTAGCTTTATCAAAATTGAGCCCTCGAATGGCTTTAGCAACATCGGCGGCAACCTGTGCCGTAATCCCCACAAGTGCGGCGTTCGCTACCGCGTTCCATGCAAGCCCGGAAGTTGTAGGGCCACCGTATGCAGTTGTGAGCGTAACGCTGGTAGCAGAATTCACCGACTGAACACCTAGCGTATAGGTGACCCCGCCAACCACCGCGACGATGAAGTCATTCACTTTCAGCTCTGTCGTAAAGCTCGTTCCTGAACCTGTCACGGCAGTGGAGTTATTGGTAAGTGTAATAGTGCCTGCTGGCATAGTTTTCTCCGGGCAATAAAAAACCCGGCCCAGTGGTCGGGTTTATTTGGAATGGTTTCCAGTTAATTTGATTTGGCAAAATAAATTCGAAAATCTTACTTATTCACTTCATCAGTCAATCTGTGCATGATTTATAATCAGCCCATAATCAAAAAGGATATTCAAATGAAAAAGGTAATTACTATTATTTTTGTTGCAATGTCTTTGGTAGGTTGCGTATCTAGCTCCCCTCCCCTTTGCTATAACAAGGCGGTAATTTATAAACAGAAATACGATATAGCTGTATTCAAGATGGAAGAAGGAAGGTATCTTGCGGGAAACCCTTTTTACACATGGGCAGATAAATCACAGTTTGTTGACACATCGTCGTGTGATAAGTTACACCCCTAAAGCCTGTCGGTAGTAGCTGTCGTATGCATTTGTATAAATGAACCCAGGCGGTCCGCACGAGTAACCAGGGGGCAAGCCAGTGTTAGACGGATTATTGTAAAATGCGGATGCGTATATATCCCCGCCTGAGGCTTCCCAGTTCCCCGAAGTGTTTATTCCTGCACTGTAACAGTTATAACGGCGAGTTCCGATGTTCGGGAACGCAGGGTCACTGGGTATAGATAACACAACAGAAACGCCGGGCGTAATTGCTACGGGCTGCCCTGCATTAGTTGTTGATCCGGTCTGCATCTGCAACGGCAGGCAGTTGCTGTGCCAGACCATAACTCCATTGTTATACATGAAGAAGCCGCCCGGGGGCACATTCACCATCATTTTTGCAAAAACGTAGATTCGCGTCGGTCCCATAGCGGATCCAAAGTTAGGACGAAATTGCAGAGCCCAGTATCCGTTCTGGTTTATCTCATACCACCAGACATGATCGAAACCCGATCCGGCAGTGCTCCTGTGAAAAGCCACCATCGACATGGTGGCCGGGACATTAGTCTGCACAATCTGGTCAAATCCAGGAGTTAGGTCTATTACCTGTACCAGGTTAAAAGGAGTAAAATTCGGTGCCAGCTTAAATACCGGCGGATTCACGGAGTAATCGTTATAAACGAAACCTGCATAATTAAGTGTTGTGGCAGCAGTGGCCGTTACAATCAATTTTGATGCAGTGTCCACCCCGCTCCATGATACCTTCTGCCCGGAAACAGATACCCCATATGTTATCTGCTGCCCCCCAGCCGAGGTACGCCCGCCAATTATTGCCGCACTGAGGTTAAACCCGGCAAAGTTGTATGTTTTACTGCTTGTGCCGGATATCGTTGCCACGTCCGCAATGAAGTTATAAGACATGGAGTTTACGGCATCGAAAGAGGTGCCGTTAATGAATGTCTGAAATCCTCCTGCCATTATAATGCTGCTCCAAAAACAGCCGTAGGCTGGTTGTTTGTGTTGTACCAGACCATGCGCGCGCCATTTAAAACAAACCTCCCCTGCCCAGGAACTGAGCCGTTGAATTCAAATGACCCATCCGCTTTCATAATTGTCCCCGTCTGGCCTGCTATGTAGTTTGATGAATACCATGAACCGATTTTTGCCAGCGTGAATGATGCATAGTTGATAAATGCATCCCTCATAAATACCTGACCATTAACAGCCGTGAACGCCAGCTGATAGGTGCCGTTTGCGGTGTTATAAATGGCGAAGTTGTCGGCGCTGAACAGCGCGTAGGACTGTACGGAGCCGTTATTACCCTCAACACCCAGCTGCATGCCGGCGACATATTTATTACCGTTGCTGTCCACCTGGACTTTTACGCCCCACTGAGCTGACAGTTTCCCGCTCAAATCTGCATAAGCGCTTGATACCTGCTGTACTGCTGCGGAGTTCTGATCGGATGTTGCCTGCAATTGCTCAAACTTCTCGGCATATGCATGGTCACTGTCCGCGACGGTTTGCCTGACGGTGATGATGTCTGCGCGGTTACGCCCATAAGATTCGAACTGATGATCAACCGAGGCGTCGAGGTTCAGGGCATTTTGCAATATCCCCTCAATATTCGTGTCGATGTTTGACGTCAGGCGCTCAAAAGCTTCTGATTTCCTGACAGCTTCGTCGATATAGTCGAGCATACCCGGTATATCTGCTGAAGCCTGTCCGGACGCCTGAACAAAAGCCGACACCCCAAACGCATTTTTAGTGCGCACATACATGTAGTAGGTTTTATCAGCCTTGAGCCCGTGCAGAGTCCACTGTGAAGCACGCCCCAGAAACTGCGCCTCATTCTCAACATTGCCGATGCTGGTTGCCGGGACTTCTCCGGTAAACCAGAATTCGAAGGTCGTGTCAGTTGTCGCGCTGACACTCATTACAGGTACGATGTCTGCCGAAAAGATACCGGGATTCCATTGTACAAAGGTCGGTGCCGCCGGCGCGCCGATAACCAGGCTGACCTGCGTTTCCGCTCCCTTCATGCCGTTTTCATTGCGGCCGCGCACGCCCAGCGTGTAATTCCCCGCATCTAGCCCGTAAAAATCATATCGGAACTGCTCTGTTTCGTACTGCGCTACCACCCTGCCATCAGTGGTGTAAACGTAGAGCTCGAACACGATTTTCTTCGTGAGCGTTGCCGTCTCCCATGTTGCTGTTACCTGGACGGTTTCACTGTTCGTATTGATGATCCGCAAATTTTCGATATTCGGAACTCGATACCCGTTCAGCGTATCGTTAGGCATTTCGAATACGGCACCATCGTCAACCACTGCCTGCTTGTTCGGGTCATGAAGCGTAGCCGTGATGCTGTACACCGAGTTGTTGTCATCCTCGGAGATGCCCATGATGCGGAACAGCCGAGGTGCAACTTCCCCCGTAGAGATGACAAACACCGTCCCATCTTTTATCCATGCAGGCGCAGATTTCAGCGTGATGATACGTCCCGCGACGCTGGCAATGGCGTGCTTAGTAAACTTCCCGTCAGCCCCCATCAGAGACATGGTATCGCCAGAGCCAGCCAGCTCAGAAACGTCTGCGTCTACCGTAATGGACGCGCCCGCATGGGAGATGATCCGGCCACCGAGGCGCGTTGCTGCATAGTTGTTATCGAGAACTTCGACAACATCGCCGGGGATGAAGCGTATAGCTTCGCGCGCCATCTTGAACGTGGTTTTCTTGGTTTCGCGCTTGGCCGTCTCTATCAGCCACTTCCCTGTACGAAACGCCTGGCCACGCGACGTACAGCCAAATGCCTCCATGGTAGTTTCGTTATAGCCGTAGCGATCAATGAGCGCATCGTCGGAGACGTACTCTTTCACTTGTGACCAGCCGTTATTCGGGTCGGTCCAGGATACGATGACAGCGTTGTAACGTTCTGAGCGCTTCATCGAGCTGTAGGTGAACAGGCCGTCTACGACGTTTGCATTGGTGATCGAGGCAATGGGGTCTTGCGGATTATCCAGCATCACAAAAAAGCGCATGCCGTCCCACAGAGCAATACCACGGAACATCCCGGCGATATCGTCAAGCAGCTCGCGCGCGCTCTTCTGCTCGGTGATGTAGGCGTTGAGCGTAAAGCGAGGCTCTTTACCGCCGTAGCCGTCATCAACCAGCTGATCGCAGAACTGCGACAGTACATACAGGCTGCCGTCATCGACGTCGATATAACCGGCGCGCTTCGCCAGACCGTAACGGTTGTTCTTGACCAGCGCCCGGAAAATCCACGCGGGGTTATTCGTCCAGGCTGACTTAAATCCGCCCAGCCAGATGCCAGTGTAGGTGCGCGCAATCGGGTCATAGTTATCCGGCACATCGACAATCAGGCCGCGCAGGTGATAGGTGCGTGTTGGCGTATCGGTGTACTGGTCACGGTCTATCACGCAGCCGGCAATGGCCGCATAGGGGTAAGAGAGGTTATTGTCAGTAATTTCCGTGTAGCTGTTCCAGATAGTCCCGTTGGTCAGTAAATCACTGGTGCTGTCTGGTGTGATGCGACGCAGGCGGGTATCAAAAGGCTTCGTCTGAGGAGCATCAATAAGGTGGGCTTCAAGGTACTCACCGGATTGTTTGCCACGGATGGTTACTGTCTTCTGTATTTGCCATGACCCGGCACCCACTCGAGTCTCGATAACCATAGATACGGTGGTTTCGTGCTGGTTGCCTTTGGTATCCTGCTCAACCAGTCCGGATACGCCGATGTTCATACGTACGCGATCAACATCAGTGTCTGTCACGGTGCGAACAAGAGGCGTTGACTGCGTTACAGCAGTATTAACGACCGTTGTGGCTTCAACTGTATTGAAGCCATTAATTGGCACCTGTGATGCCGTTCCGGGGCGCCAGGCAACGCTCACCCCATTAATCGTTATCCCGCCTGCAGCATCAGTTACAGGCGTGTCGTTCAGCATGAAAGATGAAAGATGACTCTGGTCTACCGGACCGTAAATCGGCCCTTCTGAGATAAGGTCAAGAACGCGGAGGAACTGCTTTGACTTGAGGTTATCGTCGATTAATTTTGGAGTGCTTCCGCCACCGCCGCCTGAACTCATGCTGTCACCTTAGCTAATTGAAATGTCCCAGTCCTGATTGTTGGTTGTGTCGATACCGAGACTGATAACGTTGCTGCCTACGACCATCTCACCCAGCAGAAGTGGCACTGGTCGGCCCTGCCCGATTCGGTTTTCTGCGCTGGTAAAAGAGTTGTTTGTGATGGAGTTTGTGTCCTGATCTGCTGATGTTCTCGTCTTCATATGCGAGGTCATATAAAGCGAGTAAGCCACCGATGCGACGGTCACTGCGACCATGATCCACGTCGCTGCCACCGCAGTAATTGAGCCTTCAACAACCGGAACGAAAAGCACCCTGGCGCCGTCTTTTAAGTGGCGGTTCATGTGAAATTCGAGGGTTTCTCCGGAAATGTCGCTGCCGTCTATGCGCATGCGCAGCCGGGTCTGGTAGAAGTCGCGCTTGAACTCTGGGCATTGCGCCAGCAGCAGCCGAAGCCCCTGCGCCGGCGTGTCGACGTTCAAATCGATCTGGCGGAAATGTCGTCGTAAATTCCCCGCAAATCCAAAAGTGAGCATTGTTCGTGTCTCCAGATGGAGTGAATAAGAGGAACGTGAAGTTGTCGAAGTGGCTCGCGGCGGCTTAACCGGCCATGCACTTCGTGATGCAGGATGGTGTTTTCACCCAGCCAGATCATCGCGTGGCAGGGGTCGCACTCAGGAAAAGCGCGCCTGATGATTACGTCGCCGGGCTGGATGGCCTCAAAGCCGACTTCACTGAAGCCGTTGGCCGCCATGTTTTTCAGGTAAAGGTTTTCGCCGCGGACCCACCAGCCGTTGCTTCGCTCGAAGTCAGGCAGATCGATGCCGCAGAGATGATAGGCGTCGCGAAAAAGCGTGTAGCAGTCCGTCACGCCGTGCTCGAAGCGTCGCCCCAGCAGGTGCGGCACCGGACGGAATTTGCGAAGGCGGCCGTCGCTGGCTAACCACCAGTCGATGCCGGTAGCCAGCTGCGCGCTGCGATCGGCAGCAGAAAGAACCAGTTTCGGATCGGGATGAGAATGAAAAACGGCGGTGATTTCTCCCGCCGCTTCTGCTTCAAGCCAGTCCGCCTCGTCAATTCGGAAGTTGCGCGCCGGATCAGGATGCGTGTTGCGGCATCGCCAAAGCTGATGCCCGTCAATTATCAGACCGCAGACTTCATTACCGGACGTTTCTGCATACTGCAGGCATTCAGTCTCGAGCATCATGACACCTTCGCTGATCCAGGATAGCCGCCGTATGGCTTAGGGTTTGGCTTGGGGTAACGGAACTCACATCCGCTCAGGTGCTTTGAGCATTTGTCTTTCGACATATCGGAGGTTGGATTGTCTTTCTCGTCAGCCACAGCCGGACCGGAATAGCCGCAACCGTCGCCGCGGTAAACCCACTGACACACGTCTGCGAGGATAGTGCGGGCCGGGATGATCGCGTTGTCGCAGTCGACCGGCGTTGCCAGGTTGTAGGTCACCGTTTCGAAGGTCTCTTCAGCCATCTCCTCAATGACGTAGCGCGAAACGGCCTCCATGGTTGGATCGGCATTGGCGTTCCCGTTTGGAAAGTTCACCGCGTCGAGATGCTTCACAAGGACCTGCCGGCGAGTTACAACGGCGCCCAGAGCGTCGTCGAAATCGTGGTTGATGCCTGTGATCAGGCCGGTGATGTTTGCTACCTTCATCGTCGGGCGCGAATATGTGCCTTCTGATTTGGTTTCAAACCCCTCGACGGCGATCGGGTAAGCTGAGTAAGCCCGGCCCTGCCATATCACATCGTTGTAATAACCGTTCGTTCCAGCGTGAAAGCGGATAACGTCACCACCAAACGACTGCAGGTCCACCTCGAACAGATCGAGCATCGCGCCTACCCCGGCGTCAACGCTCTCGATGATGAGTTCTGCTGGTATGTCTCGCATATTGCGCCTATAAAAAAGGCCAACCGAAGGCAGCCAATGGATGATTACTGATCGAATATCAGGATGTTGCTGATAGACAGTTAAGGATATGTTGAGTATTCAGCCCGTCCATGTTTGGGGCATGGGCGCACACAATGATGAGGGATGGCTGATTACCTCTGGCAAAGGATTAATATGTCTGACGAACAGAGAATTGAAAGCTTTGAAGCCCGCATTCAACAACTTCAAAAAGATTTAGCAGAGCAAAAACAAAAAAATCTTACGCACGAGATAATGTCAGGAATTCTTCTAACGCAGATAATAAGAGTAATTAATAAGATCTCGCCAAATCAGAATGCAGCTCAGGTGTTACTGAACGCTCTTAAAGAAGCACAACCAAATGTAGAAAACGGCCCCGGTGGCCATGACCCGCAAGTTACTGACGCGATGACAAACGCGATAAAATTGGTAACTCGCGCAACACAGTAGCGATATGGTCTAAAGCCTGCTCCCTATCTGCATCATAATTGATACATGTTTTAAGAGTGTACCCAGCGGTCGATGATTTGGCCGCTTCTTGGTCCAACTTGTGCAGAGCGCCACCGGGCAGACGAGCATTTTTAATCGTCTCAGCGGCAGCATCCCGCATCATCTTCGTCAGCTCTTCTGTTGTTGCGGTGGGCAATACCAGATTAGCCACCGCCTTTTCTAACGCTTCAATACGCTGTTCTAATGTCATGATATTACTCCTGAGTTATCTCGGTACTTGCTCAAATGTTGCTGTCAGTTGATATACCGCGCCGATTTTTTGTAAGGACCAGGAGCGGCACACATAAAGCCCCTGCACGCCGGTATCAGGTGGCGTCCAATAGAACGACTCGACGGCCATTCTCGCTTTCAGAAATGCTTCTGCGGCTTTTGCCACGTTAGGCCGGGAACACTTTGCATCGTCATACCCGACAAACGTCAGCGAGTAGCTGTCCATCAGTGGGTTTATGCCTTTGGTCTGGCGTTGCTCATAGCCGTCGCCAAGTTTCACTACTGCCACATTTGGCGCGCGCGAAACCGTGAAGCCCTTTTGTGGGCTCCAGATGAAAGTTTCTGGCATGGGATTTCCTGTTATTTGCGGGGGCCGAGGATTCCACCAGGTCGCGTTTGGTCTTTCATCTGATAGAGCGCTACCTGTTTCATCATGCCAGCCATTTTCTGGATGGTGGCGTCGTCGATGCCGTTGGTAGTCTGGATATTGAATGCAACGTTAAATACCGTGCCGCCGCCGTCACTGCCAGCTCCGCCCAGATCGCTATTGCTGATTACCTTGCCTCTGTCGCCGGGTATCATGTACTGGCTGCCGTTGCTGGCTTTAAAGATTTCTGGCTTACCGCCCTCACCGACCCGGTACATGCTGTTGGCGTTAACAGGACCACCGTGCTCGCGTCCGCCGCCGTATGAGATGCTACCTATTGTCGAAAGCAATGAACCGCCGACCGCCGCAATCTGTGCATAACCAGCAATTTTCTGGGCGGTAGTAAGTTTCGTTGGATCGGCTAATGCCTGAGAAAGTGCCAATTGAAGATTCAACGCTGCCTGCGCCACCGCAAAGCCTTTGCTGAGAGCAAACATGGCCTGATAAGCACCGCTGCTTTTACCTGCAGCACCGGCCGCGAGGCTAGCGAGCCCATCGAAGCCCTGCGAAACAGAACCTATGATCGATGAAATTGCCTGCGACTGCATATTTGCTTCATTTTCTGCTATCTGCTGACGTGCGTTAGCAGCTTGCTGTTGGATGGCGGTTTTCGCATCCTCATAAAGCTGCACGTTCTGAACATCAATAGCTTGATATTTTGCCAACGCTGCCAGCTTCTGTTGCTCCTGCAGGTCAATTTGGGCAGTTGGGTTTTCTACCGCGCCTGTTTTTGCATCGGGCATAACAGCAGCAGCAGCGATTTCCTGAGTAGCAAATTTTCGGCCCTGCTCAGATTGTGCCAGGTCTTTAACGGCCTTGGCTGCATCATATGTTTTTGCTGCATACTCCCCAGCCTGACGAATCTGTTCTGCTGTCGCAGCCTTTCCAAGGGATTGCTGAGCCTGAAGAATTGCCTGTTCTCTGGAAAGCTCGCTGGTAGAAGATGCAGTGAGCTCTGACTTTTGCCGCAAGGATTCAAGCTTATCCGTTATAGATTGCTGCTCATTAGCCAGTTTCTTAGCTGCATTGGCCGCAGGCCTGTTCGCCTTATTTTCAGCATCTGTGATTTTTTGGCTTAATACAGCGTCTGCTTTTGCATACGTTTCTTTATCGACAAGCCTTTTATCATAGTTAGTTTTCAATTGATTACGCTGAGCCTGAAGTTTTTCAACCTCTGACTGACCAGCGCTGATAATCGCCTGTGCCGAGCTTGTTGCTGACTTTGCCGCCAAATTTCGGATGTAATCTGGGGATTCTTTGCCTGTGGTTTGGCCTGATGTTGCTGCCTGAACTTCCTTTGTTGTCTGTTTCGATAAACTCAGTATCTTTTGCTCGCCTTTCAGGCGGTCAACGGTGGCTTGGGCTAGATCTACTGCCGATTTGACGCCTGACTTTCTTGCAAGATTGAGTGAGTTTTCGGCTACTTTTAAGTTATCTGCATTCTTGATTAGTTTCTGATCTATCTGGTCAACTGCCGATGCATTACCTGTAACGAGATTAATTGTTAATGCTGCGCCATCCAGAAGTTTTGCGAAATATCTTGTTGCTCCAATCTTCTGGTCAATCTGCGCTGCAGCCATGCCCAGACTATTTACAAGCGCGTTACTCGCTTGTGCGACTGTGCGCGGCATATCTTCAAATTTATTGTTTATTTCGTCAGTTTGACGATAAATAGCCTCGAGCACCGAGCCTATTTCGAGCTTGCCTGAGAGCATTAGCTGACGAAGTTGATCGAATGGTATTCCCATGCCATCGGCGATCTGTCTGCCAAGCTCCGGCATCTGTTCAATGATGGAGTTAAATTCTTCAGCCTGTATGCGTCCTGACGCCATCGATTGCAAAAACTGACGTAGAGCATTGTTCATTTCATCTTGTGAAGAACCGCCTATGGTGCCGATTCTTTGCAAGGTATTTACAAGCCGCTGTACATCACCTGATGTCGCCCCAACGCTCTTTAGTGTTGCGCTCATCTGAGTAAACAGATTAACTGTTTCTTTCAGGTCTGAGCCGTTCTGCGCAGAAATCGCCAGCAATGCTCGGAAATTGGCCTCCCCCTCCGCAGCGCTTTTTGATGCCATCGTTACTCGGGTGGCAAGCAATTCAAATTGCTGGGCGGTTTCAATGATTTTCATTGCAGCCTGGACTGTAATGTACGCCTTAACAGCTGATGCAAGGCTAGTGAATCCACCACCCAGGCTATCTGTTTTCTTCTCAAGCTTATCGAAACTGCTACCGGCTTTGTCCGCTGAGCCGCTCATCTTATCTAAGCGTGCGTTAACTTCTCGCTGGGCCTCGATCAATTTCGCAACCTCTAACTCAACTTCATAAACAATATTTCCGAGCTGCTTCTCGCTTGCCATCATCTTCTCCGGACAATAAAAAACCCGGCACATTGGCCGGGTTGATGCTCATCGCAATACGGTCTTAATTTCTACTCTCCGAGCCTAACAGCCTCGCAAGGAGTAAAGCTGCGAGCATCGGAAATGTAGGCCTTCACTTTTTGCGGGCTGTAAGCCACTTTCATCGAGCGATTGTTAAAGGTAATTGAGTATTCGCCATTTTTGAACTCAGACTCCTCACCTGGATAGTAAGAATCACCTAACAAAACTAATGGCTTGCTTCCCGTTGAGAAGCCAACACTCCCTGCCCATCCGCAAGAAGAAAGCATGAAGAGATGCCTTTCTTGCAAGAAGAATCGCTTAGCTTCATTTCCGTCCCAAGGGATGCTGGCAATTCTCTGCATCTCTTGTTTAACGTCATCCTTTCTCAGTTCTTCTTTTGCCTCACTGCTACCATGCTCAAGAGCTGATTTTTGGGTGCATGTAAATGGAATTCTAATGCTTCCAGGCTTGCCGCTATAACCATGCCCAATTGTGCTTATGCGATATGCTTTTCCGCCGCACATGACATCCGCATCTTTTCGCGCAAGTTCGGCATTAGTTTGGTTGTAAATGAAGACCAAATCGCCCACTTTCTCATTTTTGTTTTTTGGCTCAGTTACACAACCAGAAAGCAACACAGCAACTACTGCACCCAAAATCAGTTTCTTCATATCCCTATCCCCAAAAGTAACAGTGGGATAAATCCTAGCATGGAGTGGCCGCAAGATGGTGCAAAACCCGCCTTAGCGGGTTACGTGAACGGGATGATTTTTTTAATTTTATAGTGGTAGCTCTCACCAGCATCTTTGAAAAGGTGACTGCTCCCAACTGCCAGACGCTGCTTGAGAATATGCAATTCACCTGCTGCAAACTCGCCGTCGACCCAATCTAGCCCGGCTATAGCCTCAGTGCTTTCATACAAAGAGAATTTGTATTCTCTTGCATCTCTTGAGCTGTATACCCCACCAAAACCAAAGCGTTCTCCAGTCACATCGATAATCTTGCTGTCGGTCAACGTAACATCAAGCCACAGTTTATCTAAGGGGTATGGTGCATATTCCAGTTCGATCCGATATTTCATAACGCTCTCCTTCGCTGATCCTCAAAAGATGCTATCACGATAAGAACGCAGGGGAATGCTAAACAAACATAGTGACGTAGCGCCCATTCTGAAGCTTAGGGTATAAGCCCAGAACCGTAGGTACTGATCATCTGTCAGGATGTTTGATGCGAAATACCAGGTTAGTATGCTCGTCTTGATAAAAAAGCTACAAAGACCTCTCTTTAAAAAGCTAAAGAATTTTTAAAGTTATCCGATACTAAAGGGCAACATAATATAAATGGACTCATATCATGAAAATTTTTGATGATAAAGATGCAGCCGCTAGCATTGCTCCCTTCGCCACGACCTGTGGAGCCGCCGCATATAAAACAAACGGCGGAGAATATCTTGACCTTTTCTTTTTGAGAGCCTTTTTTTCTCTTGATAGCGGCAGGCCTTCAAAAATGCAAGACGACCCAGATTTCCAACATCAAGAGACAGACCTCAAGCTAGCTAAGGTGGCTAGCGTAACAATCCCTGCAGAACAGGCAACAGAACTCATTAAAGCAATTGAGCATCAATTGAAGCTTCTCAAAGGCATGTAAGATGGATAATGGTTTAGTCGCACAATCATCAGTACGGACTAAATTACAGATTGCCCTTACTTCGCCTCCGGTTGGTTTTGCAGTAGAGTTACCAGATGGCGTTGAGGCCACAAAGTATTTAACTTTACTCGCCTCGCAAATCTCAAGTGATATTGAGGCTATGATTGCAAGTGTGGAGAGCGTTTCCCCACTATCAATCACGCTAGGAAAGAGTGAAATCGCTTTGACTGGAGCACAGATGAGCGAAAGAATTGCAAAGATAGAGCAACGCTTAGAGCACCTTACGGAGGCTCTCGCTACTGTTAATGCCAAGCTAGATAAGATTATCGACAGTAGCGCCGACAGCAAGGCCGTTAACACTGTGATACTTGATAAGTTTGTCGAGTATGATAAAAAGCTAGACAAGAAGCCGAGCAAAGATGAAGTTGCAAAGTTGATATCCCAAGGAACAACTAAACAGGTTCTCTGGATAATTGGCATCTTGGTATCTATTGCCGTTGCAGCCGTAAAATTCTTACCGCACACATAAGCCCAGCCATGCTGGGTTTATAACCTTTTTTCCTGCTTTCTTTCCCACTCCGCCCTTCGGCGAGCCTGCCGCTCAAGGAAGTCACCCTGAACCGAGTCATACTCTTCTTTCGTGAAGCCCTTCTGTTCTGGGAATTTCGCTGCCAGCAGCATCTGAAACTCTGTCATCGTCAGCTGCTCGGCCTCTTCGCGGCTCATGCCGAGGTGTGTGCGGGCGGCACTAATGTACTCGAAGGCGTTGAACTCAGATGATGCGTTCTCGCTTTCATGCCGCTGCAGCTTACGGACTTTCGCCTTACCGACGACGCCGTGAACGATGAGGGAGCGAGCGACGATAATCATCTCTGCAGCAGTCATCTTCCCTTTGCGATACACGAATGCCCACTTTCCTGACTTGCCCGGCACGATTTCCCCTACCAGCAAGCCTACGTCTTCAGCACAACAGGCCTGTAATACTGTCATTGCTGCGATGATTGCTTTGCGCCCGTACTGGGGCGCGGTGAGGTGCGTTGCCAGCCACTCAGGAACCGTCCCGTAAGCTGATATGGCTTGCCTGACCATTTCGCCGGCTTCATCGTTATGCAAATCATAAAGCGTCTGCACGATGTCGGCTGGGTCACCAATGCGAGTCATGTTAATTAGCGATGGCCGGAAGAAGTATTCGCTGTCTCCGGCACTGATCAAGCACTCGCCGATTTCCTTCAGGGGCGTCATGTTTCCTCCATAAGCATTAGCAAGGGCTGATAACCAGCCCTTTGGAATGGTTACGAAGCGGTAACAGTAACCGCGCAGGTGCCGGTAAAGTTGCCGTCATTGGATTTGAACGTGATCGTCGCCGAGCCAGCCGCTAATGCGGTGACGAGACCGGTGCTGCTGACAGTGGCCTTCGATGCATCTGAAGTGGTCCAGGTGCCGGTGCGATCGGTAGCGTCGGTCGGCTGCACGGCGCCGGTCAGTTGACGGGTAGCGCCAACAACTAAGCTTGCTGTTGCCGGGGTCACGGTTACGCCGGTAGCCGGTACGGTCTCATCGGTGTCGATAACCTGAATGGTGCTGGCATCGCCCACCTTGAACTCGGTGGTAAGCGACACGATATCATTTGTGCCGCCGTCTGAGCTGAGCGCGGTGATGTTCATATAGCCGATGAAAGTTACCGGACCATATTCGAGACGCACCCAGATGCCGGGCTGGCGACGGTTGCTGATTTCGGTGTGATAGTACTTGATGTAGCGGCCAATACCGTACTGGTCCAGCTTGTCTTTCTTACGCACTTCACCTTCAAAGCTGATGGTGAAATCCGAGTTGGTGACGATCGTCTCAACGTAGCCTTTACCATCATCAGCATCACTGGTGACGCTGTTAGGGCTGAAGTCGAAACCTTTGCTTGTGCCGGCGGCGAGCGCTTTCCACTCTGACTCTTGCGGGAGCGCATCGCTGCAGCCGTCAGCCACTTCAAGCACAACGGCGCCACCGAACAAACGTTCGTTGCTGTTCTGGCAATCTGCCATATTTCTATCCTCTTGGACGTTTAGTTAAGCGCCGAATGTGGCGACAAACTGGAGCCGATAGACCAGGCGGCCTTCGGTTGTTAGAACGGGAGCGGGGATGCCGCCGAGGTTTTCGAGGTAGCCGACGCACTCATCAGCCATGGGGTGCTGTTGCACGTAGTCAATGATGTTCTGTACCGCGGTATCAGCTGCGCCATTCGCGCCCTTAGCGCCGATCACATCGACCATGACGTAATACTCAGCGCCTAGGCCGTTGCGAACCGCTGAGCCGCCGTTAGGGCGAAACACGATAAAAGCATCAGAAAGGTTTCCGCTGTCCGACCAGACCAGCTGCTGAATTGTGAAGCCTTCAGTTAACCCGGCATTGGCGAAGAGGTTGCGCACCCGTGTATGCATGGGAGGTGTCACAGGGCCATTTCCTTCTTGATCGTCCTGTCGATGAGTTCGCGTGAGTCTTCGAAGCCCTTTGTCAGGAACTCTTTTTGCGCCGTGGCGCGTCGGAAGTTCTGCGGAATATTCGGGTCATGCACATAAACCGCGTAGTTGGCTGAATAACCCACCCGGCCGGTTAGCCGGCTTCCGTTGACGCTCAGCTCGCGGTACTGGCTGTTGATGAGCGTCGACGTGTCGATCGGCGTGTAAAGCGATGCCTGAGACGAGCCGATAATCAGCGCGCTTTGCAGTGCCCTGATAGCCTTACGCCCCTGAATATCGCCAATCAGCGCATCAAGGTTGCGCTTCGCCTGCTCAATGCCTTTAACCTTCACGCCCATGCTATGCCCCCGTAATGATCGCGAAATCATCAGCCAAGCGGTCGAAAGTATCTTCGAAGCGCACAGCCTGCATCACTTCATCAGCGCCGGCCTTCAACGGATTCAGCTCAGAAGAGACACCGATCAGGATGTAATCTCCAGTGTCTGCGCCAGCGAACTCGGTCCAGACCGTATTTTTTACGACACGCTCCGATCCGATGCTTCCCAGGCGCTTACTCAGGCCACCCAGATAGCCGCAGTCAATCACCACAGGCTCAGCGAAGCCCAGCGGATCGCCCATCTCATTCTGCCCAGCCAGGCGCTTCCAGAACGTCGCTTTGCCGGTGTATGACCAGCGCGCTAACTCTGACATGGATTACTCCCTCCAGCTCGTCACGGTGGGCTTCTCGGCGGCGATGCGCGGACAGTTAATCACCCACTCACCGCTGCTTTTCACGTAGCCAGTTGTCTGCCGACCGCATGAGGTTTTCAGCCAGACGCGGTTAAAAGGCTTGGGCAGCCGATGCGCCACAGGAATCCATGACATCAGCAGCCTCCTACAACCATGAATAGCCCAACCTTTACTCCTGAAAGAGGAAGCCCGGACAGGCAGCCGTTTTTATCCCAGTCGAGGATCTGGGTGTACAGGTAATCTGTACCGGCCGAATCATATGTAAAAGACCGTGACGCGCCAGATGGAGCAGACTCTGAGGAGATTTTTCGGGCGCCGGACAGGGCGGCCAGTCGCGCGGCTGCATAGATGAGCAACAGCTTTTGCAGGCTTTCGGAGTAGCCCGCCCCGTCCATACAGGCAGAGGCTGCACTGACCTGCTCGATCAGCAACTGAAGCACTGCGTCAGGAACCGTGAAGCCCAGCTCAGCTATCAGCGGCTTTACGTCATTAAGCGTGATTTGGGCTGCCATGGCTATTTCGCCTTCTTGGTTGCTTCTGCCAGCGCCGCTTCCGCTTCTTCAGCGCGTTTAGTTACCGCCTGCAGCTCTTCAGCGTGGGCTTGCTTCAGCTGCTCCAGCGTTTCGGCGTGCTCTTTGTCTTTGGTGTCAGCATCGGACTGAGCCTGCTTCAGCTGCTCCAGCGCGTCATTGAGCTGCGTCTGCAGAGCTGAGGTATCAGCCGAGACAGGCGCAGAAGGAGTTGCTACTTCGAACTGAAGCGCCTCACCCTTTTCTTTGGATGCTTCGGCTTTACCGTCCGCAACCCACTTTTCAGCGATCGCTTTATCAACGTCATAAACCTTACCGGCCTCCAGTTTCTGGAAACCGGCACCGGCGAAAAGGTTAGAGCTCAGGATTTTCACTAGTGCCATTGGTTGCTCCTTAAGAGGCGTGGATGACGGAGAACTTGTTGTTGATGTCCTGCTTGACCATCAGGCCCATCGCACCCCAGGTGCGCCATACGTAATCGCTGTTGTAGAACTGGCGCGGGTCGGCAACGGTGCCAATCGCCTGACCAACGATCGGCGCGATAACGCCTGCGGTCAGCGGGACGATCAGGATTTCGTTGCCGGACAGCTGCGCATCTTCTTTGATGGCGGCGATACCGGACAGCTTCAGCAGCTCTTCCAGTACGGTGCGGGTAACGTTCACGTCGAAATAACGCTCGAGGTTCGACATGATCTCAGCCGAGACATACCAGGTCTGCGGCGCATACTGACTGTTGGTTACGCGAACCACATCACGCAGCGCGATGGCGTTAGTGCGCAATGCAACCGGATCAGTACTGGTTGCGAAGTTGAAGGTCAGAGTTACCTGAGCAACGCGCTCGTCAGCCTTCAGGCCTTTCCAGGTCAGGCCGTCAAACTTAACGAAGTTGCCTTCAGAGTCGCGGAACCCGTTGAACATGTAGTCAACGTACTGACGCTGCACGTCCTCAACAGAACCGCGCTGCGCATCAGCCTGAGACTGAAGTGCTGACGGGCTGTTGAAGATCGGGTCACGCCAGGTGAACTTAAAGCCTGAATCGTGGATAGGGACCATGGTGCCGTCGAAGGTGTAAGACTTCGCATCGAGAGCCGCGCCAATCTGGCCGCTCATGGATGTGTGCGCCCAGCCACGGCCGCCGGTGCGCGCATAGTCGTAGCGAGACTGTTCGATGCGCACAGAGCGCGACAGCGGCATCAGGTCGTTCAGCAGAGTGAACTGCGTGTTGGGCTCGAACTGCGCCAGTACGGTGGTATCAAACGCGCGGTAAAGGCGGCGGATGTCATCAACTGCGTTGACCGCATTCAGGCGACCGGCATCTTCACGGATACCGCGTACACGACCGAGGAAGTCGGCGGCAGCCTGAGCACCTTCATTGCGCGCCATCTGCAATTCGGCGAACTGTGCCTGGTTAACCTCAAGGTTGCCAGTGCGCTCGCCAATGGAACGGGAAAATACAAACATTCAGGTGCTCCTTACTTGATCACGACACGCAGCAGGTCACCTGCAGCAGTGGTATAGGCCTTGTCTTCTTCTACAAAGCAGCGAATAGCTTCGCCATCGGCCTGCGCCTTGACCTGGCCGTTTGCAACAGAGAGAGGCTGACCCTTTTTGTAGGTGCCGGCAGCGGCGCGCACGTTCAGGAACATGCCCGGCATTGGCTGGATGCCCACAACCAGCTCACCTGCCGGAATGCTGTCATCGACAGTCAGGCAGCGGAGATAGTCATAGTTAGCGACATACAGAATGGCTTCTTCGTTGCCGTCTGCTGACGCTGTAAATTTGCCCGCATCGAAGAAGCCGATGGTGCCGGGTTTTGTTGCAGCAGCTGCTGCGCCTTCACGGTTAAGCAGCGGATTAGGGAACACGCCACCAGCGTGAATTACATGCTTTCCATCTTTCGCCATTTTTTACTCCGGCATTTCGCTGAGGGACTGGTTAGAGTTGACCTGACGGAAAGATCCGTTGAGGCTGGTAGTGGTCTGGCACTGGGCATACAGGCCATCCAGTGCTGCACCATCAAGGGCGTTGACGGCCAGATCGTCCAGGCCAAACTTGGCTTTCACGGCATTGCGCTTTTCGCCCTTTTCTTTGTCGGCGTTAACCGCCAGGCCGCTTTCAATGGTGGTCAGTTTGTCGGCAAACGGCTTGAACCACGCTGGAGCCTGCTCACTGTTCGTTGCCGTCTCTTTGGCCTTTTTGTCTGCCTCTTCCTTCTCTTTCTTGGCTTTTTCTTCGGCTTCGGCTTTTGCCTTAGCGTCATCAGCTGCCATCTGGTTGTAAGCGTCCATCAGCTCAGCATCAGACTTACCTTCAACGTTGATACCTTTCGCTTTCAGCGCATTGGTGATGAGTTCTTTCATCGGGTTTGCTTCCTCTTTGACGGAATTGCTGTTGGCGCTGAAAAACGCCTTTAGCTGGTTGAGAAGTGTTTTAAGTGCGGGGTCCTGCGGTAAAGCCGGATCGGGCGTCTCGGATTCTGCTAGGTTGACCACTTCTAACTCTTGCTCTTCGCCCTCAGAGTTAACAAAGATGCCAACGCCTTCATCTGGCGTTCCTGCGCCCGGCTCATCGAGAAGCACCGCAACATGGTCGAACATCATGTTGGTGGCGATCTCGTTGTACTTTTTGCCCTTCGACTCGCCGTTAGCGGCGATGCCGGAATAAAGCAGGCCGGTAGAGATATGGATTGGGTCGGAGTTGGTGCCGGCTGCCATTTCATCCAAGCGGTTAATAAGGCGCTTACCCTTCTCGCTGGATTCGGCATAGCGGCGGTCAACATACATGTCACCCGTCACTTTGCCGTCTGCATGGCTGACGTTCTGAAGCCAGGCGCCAACATGGTAGTTGTTGACTGCGCGAACATCGCGCGCCGAGACATGCTTGCCGTCAACCTTGGGGTGTCCCAGCGGCATCGGGTTGCGCTCCAGCGTGTTAAACGCCTTCTCAATTTCTGCTGCCGGGTACAACTTCCGGTTCATCACGATATCGTCGACAACGGGCGTGATGCCGCGAACCACGATATGTGGCTTGCTGTCGATGGTTTCGGTAGTAATGTTTGAAGCGGAGTTGACGACGGTCAGCACGTTAACGCGATTGCGTTTCATGCTGGGTCCTCATTGATGGATTCAAGGCATTAAAAAAGGCCGCCTCAGCGACCTCAATTCATGGTTTTTGATTAATATCCGTTGTTTTGGCGAGGTATAATTTGTACTGAAAGTATTTCCTGAACCCTAGAGAAAGCTAATTTAAAGGCTTCATGCTCAGCATTAATCTCTGCACTTCCATAGTTAAATGGGCCAAGGAAATTTGCGCCTGGTTTATACCATGTATAAAAATGGCTACCTTCAACCTCTAACCCATTCTCAGTGGTAATCTTACAGCTAACCCTGTAACAACTTGAAATTTCTGTCTTATTTATCTCTTTCCAATCAAAAGAGACCTTTTTTATTTTAACACCTGAGATTTCTGAATCCATTACTGACCCCAATTATCCTGTGATTGATTTATATCTATCGACAGAATTCACCCAATCTTTACGCTCTTCCTTAAGTCTTGCAGCCAAACCTTCATTAACCATTTTGCCGTCATCACCAAGAATCACTGGCACGTTGCCACAGTAACAGTGGTAGCGGTTGCCATTCTCAACGTAGAAGGCCTCAACCTCTTCGGTGGTGTAAGTCTTGCCATGCCGGTCTGCGTGCCACGATCGCGTTGTTGGCTTAAGCGCCGACAGCCACATTACAGCCGTATTGAGCCCGAGCCTCTCACGTGCCCAGTCGGTTTCGAGCCACTGGGCTTTCCGCAAAGCGCCCACCTGCTCTGTCTGCGCCATGTTTTTGGCTCGGACCATCGAGACATCCAGCCGCTGACTGATAATCCGTGCTGTCTCGCGCGGGTTAATCCCTCGCCCTACCGCGTCGGAAATCACATTAGCCAGATCACCGCGCGCCCTGTCCGACTCTAGTCGCCAGTCGCTGTAAGTGGAAACGTAAGCCGCCGCGACCTGATTCTGGTATGCCGGGCTGCTCAGCAGCTGCGCCAGTGTGGTTTGCTGCTCATATATCGGCGACTGAACAGACAGGTTAGTGAATGCCTGATGTGTGCCGCGCTCATACTCATCAGCCACGTAGCTCAGCGCCCAGAGGTTGTTGCTTCCTCCCTCCAGCAATGCATCATCCAGAATGATCTGCACGCGCTGAAGCAGGTCAGCCAGTTGCGTAGCCGTCATGTCGTAGATATATGCCCCGGCATTCACTTGGTAGATGACATTTCCCTGCACCGCATGCGATTGCTGGTTACTGGCTCGCTCATGCCCGGTTAGTCTCTCATCGAAGAGCTGCTTAAGCGCCACCTTGATGCGGTAGTAGCGCCCATCAATGTCGCGAAACATCCGGTTAACCGGACGGGCGGACTGGGTCGGGTCTGCTTTATTGCGGGGAATTACCGGCGTTCGGATCAGCTGTTTTTTCGTCATCAGTCAGCGGGTCCTTACCTGTGGGCGCTTTGTTCGGATCGGGCGGTTGCTGAGGCTCATACTCAGGGAGCGTTTGCAGCTCACCAACTGCGCGAATCTCGTTCTCTTTCACTGCGGAACGGCCGAATGCCTGCTGCGTTTTCTGGGCGACATCAGACATTTTCGCCATGTTGTCGATTCTGTCGGCCTGCGAAGGAGCCAGCAGATCAGACCATGAGACGGTGATTTCTTCATTGGCCGCGGGGGCAATCAGCCCGATGATCCAGAATCGGCGCACCAGCGTTTCAATCACATCGGACAAGAAGCCGTTGCGGCGAGACATGCGGGTTCGCGCCCAGTCCTTCATATCCTCAGAGGATGCACGTTCACCCGTCACCTGCCCAATGAGTATCTTTACCGGCATCGGTATCGTTGCGCAGAATTCGCTGAGCGAAGTGCGCCAGGTGGGCTCCGGATCGGCAGCGGCCACTGACAGCACTTCGGCCGAACCGGCCTGCATGAACGTTGCGGCGTCAGTACTCTGGTTAAGACGGACTACCTGTTCATTAAGCGCGTCCGCAAGATCGCCATCCGCAACGCCAAGGGCTGCTGCCAGCGCGCGGAAGTCGGTTTTCTCACTGAAAGCGAAGTTAAGCTGCCGGCTGGCATTCTTCAGGAATCCCTCAGAGCTGCCGCCTGATACCTTCTCAATGTCCAGCAGCTTGTTGTATCCGGGGCGCAGGAGAGGAACGCCAGAGGTCAGCAGACCATCATCAGCACCTTCAGCGAGGATAATCACGCGATCAGGATGGATGCTAATCTGTCGCGCCGGTGCGCCGCCCTGCTGCCCTTCAACCGGAAGCTCGGTGAAGTTGTACATTTTCGGCTGCCCGAAGGTCTCGCTGTCGGGGTCGGTATCCCACTCGCTGACATCCAGTTGCGATTCCCATACCGGGATCAGCTTAACCAGAGCCTTATCTGCCGTTCTGCCAATAACTGTTTTATTGGCCGGTTCACTCCATCGCCCGCTATCGCGCAGCTGGATTAGCAGCGCTGAATACCGGCCAACCATGTTACGACGATCGGCATCCTTAATTTGCTTCCAGCAACGTTTTAGCAGTCGCTTCAGCTTTTTGTCCCATTCAGACTCGGCTTCGGCATCCTTCGACTTCTCTCCCTCAAACACCTCTGGGTAATCTTCCCAGCAGCCATCGGCCATTCGTTTAACTGCGGCGCCGGCAATAGCGTTACGCTCATAGGCGTTATAGAAGTCGTCGAAGGTTAGATGGTTCGGGTAGCCAAACTCCTGATAGATGCGCTGGCGCTTGGTATTGCCCGATTTGCCAACATACTGCCTGTACAATGCACGAGAGCGCCCCTCCGCCAGGCTGTTAATTGCCACGGACAGCGCATTCAATTTATCTGGTGTCACGTTGTCCTCCGTCAGCGCTTACGCACCAACATGCCAGTGATCTGCGGCTCTCTTAATTCAGTCAGGGCATAGACCATTGCGTCCAGCCTGTCGGGTGATTTCTTTGCGGTGGTTGGCACATATTCCATCAGCTGATTTTCCAGCGTGTAAAGGCTGCCGCGATGTGCTACGCGGCCCTGCGCATAGAGGGCTGATATAGGTTCAGCTCGCGCATATTTTCCCTTACTGGCGTGCACGCGGATGATCCTGCCGGTAAAACCGGCGTTCACCAGCGTATCTTCAGCCATATCGCCGCCCTGGTTGGTTTCAATCACGATTGCGTCAGCCTTATGATCGTGATAAGCCTGCATTGCGCGCGTTGCCCAGCCATTAGGGGAATACTTGCCGCTGTAATCAGCATCAGTGCTGTACTGCCTCTCATCGCCGTTACCATATACGCTGGCAACCACAATGCCTGACTCGTCGCTCTCTTCACTGTTCGTAGCCTGCGGATCGACCGCAACCACGGTACGCGTCAGCTCTTTGGTGATACGCATCTCATGCGCAGCGCTGATCATCTCCTCGTCCCACAGCGCGCCCTCTGCGTTGAAGCGCTTAGGATTCTGCATGTACTGAGCTTCAGCGGTGCGCCGATGAGAGAACAGCGAGACACGGTGCGATTCGTTATGCTTGAACGGCCACAGCCAGCCATCCGGCAGGCCGTGCTCAATCGGTATAGCGTTGGTGTTATCCGGGTACTGCTCAGCGTAAGACAGACTGTTATCGATGATGACCGGCAGATTCAGGTGATGCCACATCTCACCGCTGCCACCGCGCAGCAGATAGCCGCTCAGGTCGTGATAGTGGATGCGCTGCATAATCACGATCATCGGCGTCGTTTCAACGGCCAGACGTGATTTGATGGTTTCGTTAAACCGGTTGTTTACTCCGCCGCGAACTGTTTCGCTGTAGGCATCGTCAGGTTTAACCGGATCATCAATCAGCAGCGCGCCCTGCCAGCCTGGCTCCATATGCCCGGCACGAAAGCCGGTTACCTGACCAGCAGCTGACGAAGCGTAAACGCCGCCGCCGTGCTCATTCCACCACATCGCCTTGCTGTCGGCATCGTCGCGCAACTCCATGGGCCACATCGCCTGATAAGCCTGCGACTTGATCATGGTGCGGGCGGTTGAGGAGTTCAGCAGCGCGAGGTTATGCGAATAGGACAGGTGCATGAAGCGGGCGCGGCTGTTCAGTGCCAGCCCTCGGCCCATCATGTTGATGGTTGCCAGTTCGGTTTTGGTGTAACCAGGCGGAACGTTGATGATCAGCCGTTTTATCTCGCCGTCTATCACGCGGTCCAGCGTCTGCTGTATGACCCTGTGATGAGGTGCAACAATCATCTTGCCGCCGGTGCGCTGCTTGAAGAAATAGCGGGAGAAGTAAAGCCCGTCCTCCTCACACTCTAAGCGTCGCGCGTAATTCTTTTGCTCAGCAGTCGTCATCCTCCAGCATCTCCCGCCGGGCAGCCTTGTATTCGTCTTTCGTCAGCGTGGCCACTTCAATCGGCCCGCCGTTCTTGCCTGTGTGCTCATGTGCCGCCTGCTCTTTAAAGGCCATCACGCTGATGTGCTTTCCGAGGAGCTCAAGGTTTTTAACCTTATCCGGCCACTTAATCTTCTTGAGGATATTCTCCATGGTCGTTTCATCGAAGTTTGTAACGGTAGTGAGAATATCCAGGCCACTTAGCGTTGTTCGCCAGACCTTTGGCCACTCGTGGACCATTTTAAGACCACCGTCATCCTTCAAAATGTCGAGCACGTCCATTTCGTCAATCTCAACCAAGCGGCGCAGTACGTAATCTGCGTTTACCTCTACCCTTTCGTTGCGCTCTGATTTAAGGTCAATGATGCGTTGCGCAATGTCAGGTTTTGACAGGTTTTCGGACCCGGTACGGTTTGCAGTCTTTTCGCTGTACCCCGCCCGAATGGCCGCTTGCGTGGCGTTCAAATCGATGAGGTACTCGCGACAGAACATCTCTTGTTTGTCGGTGAGTGCCATTATTAATCCTGTTATGAGGAGAAGCTATGTCTGGGATTAGTCTCGGTGAATATCTTTCCGCTATGCGTCACCACAAAGAAGAACTTATAGGCCGGTTTGAAGACTTCTGGAGAGAGATTTCTAATAAAGCAAGGCAGTCTCGAGTTTATCAAGGGCACGTTATTGTTAAAGATGCGCCTGAATTCACAATCACTCTCGACGGAACCGGTCTTACATTACTGACTCGAAACAGAATTGTATTTCTTGACAAGTCCCCTTTGCTGGAAATCGAATTTTACAAGAAAAACGAAAAGAATGACGTTTCCATTTTAAAAGTTTACATCAGTACTGAAGGTGCCCTATACCTTGGTCACCCAAGTGATGTTGAATCTTTGGACTTCTTCCATACGGAAATTGGAAGTGATTTTTTTGAAGCGATTATCCGCTCTGTAACTGCGGGCAAACTTATTTCTATTAATCGGTAAGTTCAGGCACGTACTCCATCTTGAGCACGTCATCAGGCGCAAGGTATACCCGGGCGCCATCTTCCTGAGCAGAGCCGATAAAGCCGTTTACGACTTCAGGTTGTGACCGGTTAATCACAGGCCAGCATGCGTTTCGCCGGATTTGGTGGTAACGGTGATGCGGTAGGTGTCTTTCATGATTGCTCCAAAAAAACCTCCCGAAGGAGGTTCGTTATATTTCAGCATGCGTGATAACGGTTTCACATAAATTCTAAAAAATATAACATTGCTTATTCAACAACACCGCTCCCTGCGTTTAAAGGTGTGCCAGGCTCTTCTTCCGGAAAATTAACACGCATACGAGCATTAAGTTCTTTGATAGCAATTTCCGCTAGTTCATGCTTGGTCAAATCAAAAGTGATGATGTCATTGGCTTTCAAACCATCATCTTTACCTAATAAATGGCTCCTGACCTTCTTCATGAAGTCACGATAGCCAATCCCTCTTGGGTCGTGAGTAAGAATTTTTGATAACTCTTGAGCCAACTCTTCAGGGAGCCATAAAAAAGCTTCATTAGTCAATTGCCTAAGCCTTTTTCTGTCTTGCGGAATGCTTATCCACTCAGCCATAAGTTCAGCCAACAAAGCGGACTTCATCCTTATGTCATGATTTCTCTTATCCTTTTCAAGAGTGACTATATGCGCTTGTTTAATCTTCTCTAGCCAAACATCTCTTTCGTGCTTTATAGCCTGCTCTATAGAGCTCTTAATCCAAATTTTGCCTACAAAAATTGCTCCAACTATGAAAATCGCCCATGCAGCCAATTCAAGTTGTTTAATGACTTCCATCGTTTCGCCCTTTTCTAGGAATCAGGGCTCAGACTGAAATATTTTCAGTTTAGAAATCAACATAAATTTTAATATTCATCAAATTCAATAGATGTGCATGATTTTTCTTATTGCAGCCCTATCGATGTTGCACTGTTCGATTGTGCTGTAAAGCTCTGCATTTAGGGCAACGCTGTCTCCGAAGCTCATTGGCTCAGGCACGGTGGGAACGTTAATTGGCGTTGTCAGCTCCGCTGGGAGACTTAGCCGGGGCTGCTTTACTGTCCGGTACTCCACCAGCGGTTTTTGCTGCATCGCGCAGCCGGTCAACAGCATCAGGGGGAACAGGAGCAACAGCACATTTGTCCGCCGCGAGGTAACGCTTAATTTCATTCTGGAGCTTCCGGTTCTGCTGCGCTGTCACGGCGCGCTGTTCGGCTACCTGGCTCATCACGGAGTTTTGCTGATTCACCGCTTTCACCAGGTCGTTCACGCTGCCAGCCAGATCGTCATTCTTCGAGCGCAGATCGTTAATCTGTTCGTCTTTGCTGTTCGAAAGCTTTTCAAGCCGGTCGTTAGTGGCGCTCAGCTGCGAATTGCGGGCATTAAGTCCCCACAGGCAGATGCAGATAAGGCCGATGATGATGAGATGAGAGTAATTTCGGATGAAGCTGATTACGTTGAGCATAGAATCCCCTTAACATTGGTTAAGCGGGATTTCCTGTCGTCCAGACCGTTAGTTCCACCGTTAATGACCCGGGTGATGCGGGTAACATCATCTTGGTCAGCCAGCTCGTTTAATCCGTGATTCTTCCACCAGGCGCCAGCCGACATAGCTGCAAGCCTCTTCTCTGCGAGCAGGTCGGGGTTAGCAACAATATCCACATCCAATTGCTTCACCAGCGCCGCGTAATTAGCTTTGCCGGTAATCTGGATTAATCCACGCCCTCGATAGCGGTAGCCGTCACCAGAACTCACATCGCCATTGCCGTTACGGTTGGCGTAAACGATGTTGGCGATCATCTTCTGGTTTGCCGGGTGCGCCTCATTGCGTCCATAGGCTTTAGCCTGCTGGGGAGTTATCCGCCGTTTGAAGGTTGCCAGCAGCGCGGACTCGCTGTAGTTCAGTCCCTCTTCTACTTTCGTGAAACCTGCCGACTCATGGCCGATCTGCGCGAGGAAATGAGCCTGTCTCAGCGGCGTTGTAATGCCGAACGCTGCCATGGCTGCCGCTATATGCGGGAACCATGCGTCACGCAGAGCGTTAGAAACGCCAGTGGCGCGCTGAAAATCATTGGGTGTCAGCATTGGTATCCCCTAAGCGCTTATCTATCAGCCTGCGCAGCTTTGATGAAAGCCAGTCCACGCCGAGAAAGCCGAGGAACACCGCTACTACACGCGTGGTGTCGTCGCTGAAGTTCCAGTTAAAGACTGAGCCAATCACCTGTAGTGTCGGCTGGAGAAAAAATGCGAAGACGCTGCACATGGCCGCATCCAGTAAGCGCCGGGGCCATGTGTCTTTACCAATCCACGAAGCCCGTAAAATCGCCATCACTCCGGCCAGTCCCGCATAACCGGATTCGTTTTTGTGGGCATAAAGCCAGGCAATCAGGCTGGCCCAAAACCCAACGTCTTTGTCCGGCATACGTTTCATCCTCACCTCCATTAATTGGCAGGTGCTGTCGGTAGTCAGAAGAAAAGAGCGATCCTCCCCACACGGCCAGGGAAATACGATTTGGATTCGGGAGGTCGCTAAACAGAAAAAGGCCGCTCATAGGCGACCTCTTGTAATTTGGTTATGCGTGGAGCTTCTCGCTTATATGTGGAGCTGGGTCTCCATATAGCGGCTTATGTGTGGAGCAATAAAAAAGCCCCACGGGGTTAACCGCAGGGCTTTTGTTTGTTGCCGCTCAACAACAAGACGTAGCTTTCACTGTTGGAAATCATATCCCTGACTTCCGGAAAAGTAAATAGCCTGCGATAAAATAACAGGCTATTTTATTTAGCTCTAAGCGGTCACCTTATTCAGTGCCGCATTTGCCCATGACTCTTCTGTCTCCAGCTTGCCAATCAGCGTTTCATAAAACTGCTTGCCGCTCTTCTCCCACGTAGCCATGCTGATTGAATCAGTGATGCTGCTGATAACGCGATATGCTGCGGTTGAAGGAATTCGTTCAAACCCTCTTCCGCTACATTGCTTACAGTCGCCCATGACCGGTACGCCCTGCCGTTCTGACTCTTTGCGCATCACTGCGCGCCCTCGGCCGTTACAGTCCCGGCACGCCGACGATACGACTCCTTTGCCTGCACATGTTTTACAGCGCACCCGGACCTGCTCACGCACTTCGCGGCGGCCGGCGCCAGACAGCATCGACTTCATCGTAACGACTTCAGCGGCGATAAAGCCGGAGGCGTTGCAGCACTCGCACGGCTTAACGCTGGCGGCGCTGCGGCAGTAATCGAGGTAGGCGTAAGTTGCGAGCACTTGCATCACAGCTGGTTTAATATCAGTTTCAAGCTTGCGAAGGGCGGCAACCCGATCGCAGGTGTGTAGTGCAAAATCAGTTAACAGGGATACGGCGCGTCGGGCGTCGTTCTCGCTTACTCCTACCTTCCCCATGAATGCAGCGTAACCCAGCGGCGCGCGGCTTTGAGTCATGCCCATAGCAGCTACATAGTCGGTGCCCGTCATCGCGTCGGGCGAGGTCTGAGGCGCTGTGCCGCTGAAGTTCTGGCCCTTCGGGAAGTGATATTTTATGGTTGCTTCAAGGCTCATGCTGCTTCGCTCCTCTGCTTAATCAGCTCTCTGGTTTTCTGCCGGTAGTGCGCCGCCAGCTCCTGCAACTCTTCCCGCGTCCACTTCTTCAGCTCGTGGGGCCCCATCAGGCGATCGAATGCAGCCAGGCCAATTTTGGCTATGAGTCGCGGCTTGTACTCGCCGATATTGCCGGACAGGTACGAGTTGCAGTGCTCACACTGGAGGTGACAGTTTGTTTCGTCGTAGCGGGTTTCTTTGCTGGCTCCCACCGTTCGGAAATGACCGGCATTCATTTTCGCGCCCGTGTTGCGGCCACAACTGATACAGGGCTGCCCGGCGTCGCGGGTGCGGATGTATGCGCTGAAGGCTGTCTGGGTTTGCTTATGGAAGTAACTGAGGGGCTGTACTGCTAACTTGCGGATTTTGGTGTGGCGCTTTTCCTGCTGGGTCTCTTCTCGTCGTCGTCGTTCTGCTTCCAGTTTCGCTTTCTGCCGGTCCTTCTCCCGCTTAGCCAGTGCAATTACGGTCCCACATTCTGCGCTGCACCACTGCTGATTTTGAAAGGAAGGATTAAACCATTCGCGACAGTCAGGGTTTTTACAGCGTCGTCGTATCTTCCTCATCGCCCCTCCGTGCATTCTGAAGTTGTCGTCTTGCATCCAGGCGGCGCAGCAGCGGGCGCATGCATATAACCACTCCAGCGGCAATGCCGAACCGCAGCCAGCGCAACTGATAGCAGACGTATCGCCAGATGGCGCGGAACGGGACATAGTCGAAGTGCTCGTAATACCAGGCGTCTTCTTCGCAGATTTCACAGTTGATCCCGAACCGGTGTTTGTCCTCACTGGTGAGAACGGTAAGGCATTTGCAGCAGCGCTTACGCCCAGCATTTGTGTTCATAGGTCGTATCTCTCCGTGGTTCGCGGTTTCCCTCAGGCAGCAGCGCGCTGATCAGCCAGAGGCGGGGATCGGTGGCGAGTGTCTTTTGGGTCTGAATGTTGCGGGCGGCGTAGCGTGAAAGGAGTTCGTTGGCGGTGTCGGTATCTACCGGATCATGAGTGAACCAGGTCTTTTGCATCAGACTCTCCCTTTTTTCTCGGACCACGATTCCCCTGCGCGACCATCAGAACGCCGTTGACGATCGCATGTTTTTTTCCATCAACGTCGCGCGCGTAACACTTCACCGTCTGACGGGCGATGCCTGTCATGCGGCCAACTGCTGCCATGTTCCCTCGCGTCTCAACGAGAAGTTCGGGAATGGTTTGAACAATGGCTTTACCCATTTTGTTTTTCCTTCAGATTCATGTATTCGCTGTCGGCCGGCACCGTCAGTTTGCAGCCAAGGCTCAGCGCCCAGCCTTCCACCTGAGTGAGGTAGAAATGCATGTCGCCGGTGTCGAGGTCTGAGGTATGCCGTAGCGAACGGATCACTGTCGTTTCCCCTGTCACCACATCGACCATCTCGCGCTCTACGTAGCCGAGATAGGTGTGCTTCATCGCGTCTTTCACCCACTCAGGAGAGGCAAAGTCTTTGCCGCGCCGGATGAGCCAGTCGCTGATTTCGCTGTACCACATGTGGGATAAGGCGTTCTGGTTGAGGCTGCGCTTCTCGCGCCACGGCCTGATGATCAGCCGGTAGGTTTCGCCAGAGTCGAGCATGGGGAGGATTTGCTGCCCAATGGCGTTGAAGTTCGACCTATGAAGCCGTATGCCGTCCTTCGGTATCTCCATCAACAACCTCCTTGAGTTGCTGAATAATTACGTGAAACGCATCTTCCAGGCGCCCTACGGCTGCATCTGAAAACGGTTTGTCACCCCGATGAACCATGAGAAGCTGCTGCTGGGCGTTCACGGCGTTGATGTAGGCGTTGCAGATCTGCCGGTAGTCCCGCTTTGAGATGGTGACTTGCTTGCTGCTCCTGGCTGGCGCCGCATCATCAGGTGACTGGCTGCCCATCAGGTCAACAGCTTCTGTGGCCAGCGTGCGGATATGCGTCAGCGTGTCCTGCGATGCCGGTTGTTTCCGGGCGACGTCGATGATCGCCAGCACCAGGTTGCGCGTCTGGTCCTGCGAAGGTCGGATAATCAGCTGTGTTACCTGCGTCATGCCCTTACTCCTTCCCGTCCGGCCAGCCAGAAGAAAAACGCGCGATCGACAGTCTCATCCTGATAGCCGAGGTGCGACCGGGTCATGCTGTGCTTGTCGCCGTGAACGCTGTGATAAAAACGCTCGAAGCTGCTTCTGATGTTTTCGCTCATGATTACCTCCCTTTCCTGACCAGAGCCTTCAGACGGGCAACGTTGTCCAGGGCCTTTTCACTGGCTGTTGGCATGTAGAGCTTTTCCAGCTGCGCGCGCGGTGGCGGAATTTCTTCGCCCGACTCGATGCGAGATGCCATTTTGCGAAGCTCGGCGCGGCATTTTGCTCGCAACTCAGGCTCGGTGAGGTTGTTGGCGCGCATGGTGCTGTACAGGCCGGTGACCATCCAGTATGCCGCGTTGCTTTCCCACGGATACGCCTCAGGGCTGTCTATCAGACCGCGGCGGGCGGAGTACTTCATCACCATGTCATACAGGCCATCTTCGTCCGGCAGACCAGCGGATCGGAGTTCGCCTTTCTTGCACCACTCGATAAATTGTCCAGGCGACGGCCAGAACGGCGAGGCACTGGCGCGGGCGTGCTTCATGCCGGCCGACAGCTGCTGCTTCGTGCTGATGTCGTTTTCGGCGAAGGCGGCGATCCACTGACGCTTGGCTGAGGCTTCGTCTCGCGGGTCTTTCAGCGCCGTGCTGACCGATGCGGGAAAAACCTGCTTGAGGCTCATGAACAGCATGTCGACCAGGCGCTCAACGGTTTCGTTAACGCCACGGTCCACTGGCTGCGGGCCGTCACCAGCCATGCGGGCCAGCGTGCTGCTGTCGCGGTTATTTATTGCGGCTACGAGGTTTCTCATATGAAATTTTCCTCCCACTCTCTGCGGTCGTTCCAGTGTGGAATCTGCTGTGAACTGGATGGCGCGTTGCGAGCCGGCTGGCTCATCTGCGCTTTAAGGGTCGCCCACTGCTTTCGCAGCTTCGAAGGGCTGAGGATGTTGGTCTGCCAGAACTGATTGCCGTTCGCCCAGGTGAATACTTCGCAGATTTCCCGGTGGCTGACCTTCAGGGAATCGCGCATCAGGCGAATGTCATTTGCCCAGGCGGGCCAGTTGGGTTGCTGGGCTGTCGGGGTGATCACCTGAACCCGGCTGAATAACCACTGAGCGGCCAGAAGGTCATCAGCGGTTCCCCACTTGTCGCCCTTCGGTGAATGAACCGCTGCATCAGGCCGGACAACAGGAAGACTTTTCAGACGCTCGTCAGAGGATTCGCCAGAATTCTCGGACGTATGTTTAATGTCTTTTTTGTCTTTTGTAATAGTGTCTTTTGTGTGTCCCTGTTTTGGTGACAACCCTGTCACCGTTTTGGTGACACTTTTTGTCACTGTTTTGGTGACAGTGACACCATCTTGGTGACACTCTGGAATTTGCCATTCAGCGAGGTTCTTATTAGGCCCGATTAGCATGCCTTCCCGGACCAAAACACCCATCTGAATAAGCTCGTTTTTCGCCTTGTTCACCTTTTGCCGCGGCAGTCTGGTGAGCTGGCTTATCTGGCTGTCAGCAATGCGATCCATCTTTTTGTTGAAGCCGTATGTTTTCCGGCAAACAGCATGCGCAACCTTCGCCTGGTTCTTGGTCAGGTTGGCCCCTATCAGCTCTTCGTACAGCTCGTTTGCCAGACGCGTATATCCGTCGTCTGTGTCTGCCACACGTTGCTCCACGGCCCGGAGTTCGGGCCTGATTGGTGATACATTGTCATAAGCCACATTCATCGCCGCCCCCGCCCGCCGGTATTCCAGCGCTATATTCAGCGATGATCCGCTTTATCTCTTCAGCCGTACCGTGAGAAAGAATCAGGCTGTCAAAGCTACCATCGCGATCGAACTCAGCATCAACCAGCAACTCTACCAGGCGCCGCGCTTTTACTGCGCTGAACTGAGGGATAGCTGCGCTCCGGGACAATTTCTTTTTCCCGGCCGCCTTGGCCTTCTCCATCTGCTCACGGGCAACACTGCCAGCTTTCGGCCCGTGTTCACGGGAAAGAGCCACTGCAGTCGTCGGAGCAACTTCGCCCGCTTTCACCATCGCGATCAGCTCATCACCGCAGGCAAGCAACTGCAGGTGATGATCAACGTCGCCAACAGAGCGTTTCACCTTACTGGCGATTTCTGAGGTCGACCAACCCTGATTAGCCAGGCGCTGATATGCCGCCGCGCGCTCCAGCGAGGTGAGCGGTTTACCCTGACTGCTGGTAACCATGAACGCGATGCGATCTGCTTCGGTACCGGAAAAGTCTTTGCACTCCAGGCGCGCAATCTCATGGCCTGCTTCTGTCGCCAGCAGCGCGCCGTAATAGCGGTGATGACCGTCGATCACTTTGATGCCCTGCTCAGTTACCTGAACAGCCAGAGGCGGGACAAACTCGCCGGCGATAAACGCATCGCGGAACTCCTCGACGTGCGCCATGTCGATTTCACGGACGTTGTAGCCCGGCTCGATGTACAGCTCTGCCAGTGGCACCAGAAACGTTTTCTTGACCGTTGTTTCGGTGCCGTTTTTGTCCTTGGCCTTGTAATGCAGTGATAAACTATTCATAATTACTCCTGTGAATTGATCCAGTCTTTTCGCATCAGGCCTCGAAGCTGTTCGCGCAGCTCGGGGCCTTTTCTTTGCCCAGAATCAGGGCCACTTCTTTCGCCACCGCTTTAGCCAGTTGCGCAGCATCATCATCAACAATTCCGTATTCGAGGATGTCGATAGCCATGCTCATCTGGCGGAAGAAGTTCTTCTTCATGCGGCTGACCTGGTACTCAGCGATCCCCAGCCTTTCTGCGAATGTTTTCTGGCTGATAGACGCCAGCTTGTTCAGCAACGCCGATTCAATGCGGCGCGCGTTCTTGCTTTGAGTTGCATGTTCCATCTTGGATAATTCCCTTGTTGATTAAATATGTAGACGTGACGAAGCCGCAGCGGTTGCCACAAACGTTTGTTGTTTCGTTTGGATTTCACTTTTCAGCGACGTAGGACTTCATGTCCGTTGTGTAAGAGCGGAGCCGCTTATGCAGTGGCGGTTTTGACACTTGGGAATGGACGATGCTCTTCAGCTACCACTCGACCATCAGGAAGCGTGGTGATGTAGATCTTCCGGCCAACCCTTACAGCTTTACTGATTGCCGTCTGGTGAACCCCGAGAATGTCAGCTGCTTTTGTTTGACCGTTCTCCGTGACGTAATCAGCGAGAGTTACCTTCTTCATCGGTTTCCTCCGAATGATTACCGATACGATAATAATACTATGAGTATTATTTTAATCAATACCTAAGGTATTTCATTTTTTAATAACTGGGGTATTAGAATCAGGGCATGAAAAATACAAAGATACTGACGCCGGAACAGCTTGAAGACGCTAAGCGCCTGAAGGCCTTGTACGAGTCTAAAAAGAAAGAGCTGAAGATTACTCAGCAAGATATTGCGAATGCTCTGGATGTTACTCAGGGCGCAGTTGGTCATTACCTTAACGGGAGAAATGCTTTAAACCTTAGTGCCGCTTTAACGTTCTCTCGCCTTTTGAAAGCGCCAGTTTCTGACTTCAGCCCCACGCTTGCCAAAGAAGTAGACAGCGCTTCTGTACAGCACCTCGACAAAAACGTGTCGTATGAAGGATCGTACGAGCCCAGGGGCAGATATCCTATGTTAAGTTGGGTCAGCGCTGGACAATGGGATGAAGCGATGGAACCCTATTCATTAAGTGAAATAAGTGAGTGGTATGAGTCGGATGTGCCGATTCAGGGTAGCGGCTTTTGGCTTCGCGTTGAGGGCGACTCTATGACGGCGCCTACAGGCCAGAGCATTCCTGAAGGACATCATATCCTAGTAGACACAGGCAGAGAGCCTAAGAATGGATCGCTTGTTATTGCCAAGCTAACTGACGCTAATGAAGCCACGTTTAAGAAACTCATTATCGATGGCGGCCAGAAGTACCTTAAAGGCCTAAACCCGCAATGGCCGATGGTGCCGATAAACGGGAACTGTCGAATTATCGGCGTTGTGGTAGAAGCAAAAATACGGTTCGTTTAGGGCTAAGTGGTCAGAAGAGAAGATTAATAAAGTTTTTGTGTCATTTGCCGATAGACGTATGCAGCAGTGTAATTAAGTTAAAACGGTCCGAATAATCGTATTAGGGAAATTCAAGGATAAAACAATGCGTATATTAGGAGTTAGAGCAGCTCCCAAAGAGGCATCTTTTGCAGTGTTTTGTACAGAAGCACAGGAATTTGTGTGCATTGATTTAATAAAAATACCATTAATACTTGAAACACCAGAAAAGTTAAAATTCATACGAAACAACATTTTAGATATCTTGCGTGAATATTCTGTATCTAAAGCATGTATTCGCGTCACAGAGTCCAACTCTCAAAATTTGAATATTGACAGGTTATATATCGAAGGTGTAATTCAAGAGGCTTTGTCAAGCAGCAATGTTTTGAGTTATGGAAATTTCAGACAGAAAACTATTTGTAGTAAATTAGGAATAACCTCTCAAGAATTCAAGGCTATTATAAAAGGCGAGCAGATATTTAGAGGTATTAAGACTTCTGAATATGACCAAAATACTAACGAGGCGATCTTGGCGTCTCTTTCTATGGAGGGATTGTAATGATTAATCCTTGCAGAAAAGCAGACGTAGCATTTACATATGGCGTCGAAATTGGTCAGGAAGGCCGGAATTCAAAAGTATATCTTGCTAATGATGACCATTTAGATCAACAGGTTGTTATTAAAGAGGTCTTAAAAAGCTCAATCAATAGCGCCGAATATTTTCGTGAAGCAAGACTTCTATATTTAAGCTCCCACCCTAATGTCGTGCAAATAAATTTTGCGGCTCAGGATATTGATCACATATACATAAGCATGCCGTACTATGCTAAGGGTTCTGTTAGCTCACGAATGGTACAAGAAACTCTTACAGCTAGAGAGATAATACGGTATTCATTACATTTTCTTAATGGATTGCATCATATACACACTAAAGGTTTGATGCATTTTGACATTAAACCCAACAATCTGATGCTATCAGACCGCGACGAAGCTTTACTTGCCGATTTTGGTTTGGCTGAGCATACTGACTTAAATCATCGAGCAGCACCTCAATTACAGTACACTACCCATATTGCTCCTGAATATTTTACAGAAAGGTCTTTCGGATATACTTACGACATCTATCAAGCTGGGCTAACAATGTATCGGATGGCTGTAGGACATCATTCATTTGAAAGTGAATGTATTGATTTATTTGCTCGTAGGAATGTTGAAAATGATATTCGTACTGGAGCATTCCCAAAAAAGGATTATGAACCACACATCCCTAAGCCATTAAGGAATATAATTAATAAGTGCCTCGATGTTGATCCATTGAATAGATACCAGACAGTATTAGATGTTTTGAATGATCTATCCTCTATAGAAAATTGTTGCTTAGATTGGCGCCCTGTATCTTCTGATAATGGCAAGCGGTGGGTTAAAAGAGATGGGGCAATAGAGTATTTATTGGACGTTGTGGGCGGTCGTTCAATGTGCTATCGTATAAACGAGAGCGGTCAAAGAAGAAAGCATAGTAATATGTGCCAAACTGAACTTACTACAGCTAAGCTATATAAGTTGTTGAAAGAAGGTTGAAATAAATAAAATGAGAAATACGCTAAAAAGACGTGAGCAGACAGTTTCAGCCAAGCCGTCGAAAGAGACAAGGCTAACAACTGAAGAACAGAAAACGTTATCAGAAAGTTTTAAAGCTTTTACTGAGACTAACGCTCGTCGAAGCTATTTCTTTAAAAAATAAGCTATTTTTAACTTTATATATCTAAATGATGCCCCGGCCACCGCGCCGGGTTTTTCATATCCCCTTCCTAACCAGCTCTGCCGCATCCCTGATCGCTCCCTTCCCTATCACATTGCCGGTATGCTTCCGGTTATGCTCAAGCCGTCTACCAAGTTATCTCTGGTAACCAGCACTTGATCTACTACCAACTCCACCACTGCCGTCCCGATCGCGCTTAGTATTAACCCAGCCTTTTCGTTGTCCATATCATCACTTGTTTATTTTTTGACCAAAGCAGCATAACACAGTACATTGCGGCGGATCTCCTATGGCTGTCTATCACCATGAAAAGTAAATTCCCTTCACAATCATCACTTTAATACTTTTTATACCAGTTTTAATACTTGAGGTATTGCTTAAAAATAATACCTAGAGTATTGTTAATCCCATCAGCAGGACGCTGGCACAGTACGAAACGGATGGCACGCTCTTTTAACAACGGTGACGGATCACCTACGTGGCTGAAAAGCCAGTTAGTAGCAAAGCGTGACTTTTGGGATGAACAAACACCATCGCCAAAATTCACTCAGGAGGTATCTATGACACGCAGAACTCAATTCTCTGGTTCAGCTGCAGGTCGTCGCCGGGAACGCCGTGCGCACCTCCAGAGCGAAGCCAGCAGCAGTTCAGAAGTATTGCACCGTCCTACTCCAAGCCGTGTTGTGTTGCAGTGCAAGCGACCGGCAGCTGACCGCGTAGTTAAAGCCGTCGACACCGATACCGAGTATCACAAGCAGATTCTGGCCGGTGCGGCGGCATATGTAGAGCACCGCATCAGCACCAAATACCAGAAGGTCAGCAACGAAGCTGGTCGTCAGATTCACGCGGTGCAGAAGATGCGTGGCAAATCGATTCCTTTAATTTGAGGTGAGCATGGAAACTTGCAAGAAATCCGCAGCTGAATGTCAGGCTGATTACGCAACCTACCGCGGCAAATGCAAGGCAACGGTTCGCGGTGACGGCGTTCACGACCTCTGGGTCAAGTTAGCTTGGCGCAATAGGCAGCAGGCCCGCCAGTGGGCATCACGGGTCGCTTAGGCGGCCTTTTTGATTGCGGGTTATTTTTATTTACGACAATTGTCAAAAGTGATTTAAAAAAGAAAAGGCCCGCAAATGCGAGCCTGAATATGGGTTGATTATTTTCAGACAGCTTTTACTTTGCTATTGGAGTTATGCCTTTTAGCTCATTAAGCCCTTCATGATTAATGTTTTCATCAGCGCTATCGACAGCACGAGAAATAATTAGCAAATCCTGTAGTTCGCTTAAAAGAAGTGCTGCGTCTGATTTAAGCATTTCATCTGACTCTGCTGAATCAATCACAGTGTTGATGGCTTTGTTCGCGCCATCAATCATCTCAGTTACTCCGCCCTGTTTGCTTACAGCGAGAACCAGCGCACTGATCAACAGAGACTGGGCCTCAACTCGTGCTGTGAGTTGTTTCGTGCTCGCATCTATCTGGGAAATTTTGGCAAGCATACTCAGTACAACGTTCTTCATGGCTTATCTCCCTGCAAAACGTCCATCTTATAAGCCAATTCTGACGTCGCAAATATCAACATTCTGAAAACCGTCAACATCTACAAGTGACACCGCAATGACCTGTTACGACAGGTCATTGCGGTACATTTGCACCAGACGCGTAATGAGCCGCAATGCGGTACGAGAGTTTTTCGCCTTGGCTCCTGCAGGAATGCAGGTGCCATTCTTTTAACCAAACCACCCCAACCAATTTAAGGATGTCCACGATGAATCTTGCGATCGCGGGCGGCACCATCGTGGATGCCGCTCAGCTTTACCCTTCCCAGTTAACCCGCTTAACCGAACGCCTGCGCACTATCTGCCGCTGGCTGACCGACACAATCAAACAGCCAAAGAGACCCTGATGAAGATTCGCTACTTCCAGAAAGCGCAGGAGCTTTCACGAGAGGCCCATCTGTTCGGCGACAGCGCGAAATGGGCTATGGCAATGCTGTTGTTACGGAGAGCGCACCAGTGAAACTTTCATGGCGAGCAAAACAGGAAGTCGAGGAGATCATGAAAAACCTCTCTGAGGCGGATTTAGAGCGCATAGGCGATGAAGTCGACGCGATGATGGACCAGCACAAGATTAACCCGCTGATGACAGCGCTGTGCGCATTCTTGCCGAAACATTTCGATTACCCCGCTGTTGAGCTGGTCGATGAAGACGACGAGCAATATGAAGCCGCTGAAAACTTCCTGCGCGATGCGCTGGTGAAGGTGGCTAAGCGGGATATGGCGATCGCCATCTGGAAAAGCCGAAACAGCTTCGATGAGGTGGCGTGATGGAGCCGGGCATCTATTACGACATCAGTAACGAGTCGTACCACAGCGGCCCCGGCATTAGCAAATCTCAGCTGGACGACATTGCTATCAATCCGGCGATCTTCCAGTGGCGCAAAGAGGCGCCGGAGGACGAAGATAAGAAATCGGCACTGGATATGGGCACGGCACTGCACTGCCTGCTACTGGAACCTGAAGAGTTTGATCGCCGCTTCATCGTTGCGCCCGAATTTAACCGCCGGACCAATGAAGGCAAGGCGAACGAAAAAGCCTTTCTGCAGGACTGCGCCGGGCTGGGCATGACGGTGATGGACGCCGAAGAAGGTCGCAAGCTGAAGCTTATGCGCGCCAGCGCCCTCGCCCACCCGGCCGCGCGATGGCTGTTAGAGGCTGAAGGCCATCAGGAAGCATCAATCTACTGGAACGACGAGCAGACTGGCGAGCTTTGCCGGATCCGGCCAGACAAGTTTCTCTCTGGCCAGCCCGTTATCGTCGATGTGAAAAAAGTGGCTGATATGTCCCGCTTCGCCCGCCACGTCGAAGAGTTCCGCTATCACGTTCAGGACGCCTACTACCGAGAAGGCTTCAGCAAGCACTTCGGCGAATACCCGCTTTTCGTTTTCATCGCTGTCAGCGAGTCGATCGACTGTGGCCGGTATCCAGTGCGCACTTTTCAGCTGCATGAGGACGATGTTGCTGTCGGATACGACCTCTTCCGCCGCGACCTGAACACCTATCACGAATGCATGCTGACCGGTAACTGGGGCGGCATCGAAGAAATCACGCGCCCGGACTGGGCCAAAAGGAAGGATTACGTATGAGCAACGAAATTACGCACGCCCCGGTCAATGAGGCCGACACAAAAGCGGCAATTTTCAGCCCGACCGGACTGCAGAAGCTGCAGGCGTTCGCAGAAGTGATGGCGCTGGGCAAAGCCACCGTACCAGCCCACCTGGCAGGCAAGCCGGCCGACTGTCTCGCTATCGCGCTGCAGGCTGCACAGTGGGGAATGAACCCCTACGCGGTAGCGCAGAAAACGCATCTCGTTAACGGCACGCTGGGCTATGAGGCTCAACTGGTAAACGCCGTCATTACCAGCTCCACAGCCGTACAGGGTCGCTTCAAATATGAATACGGTGGCGACTGGGAGAAGTTCAAGCCTGGCGCGGCTAACGCAGCGAATGAGCGCGGCCTGTTTGTCCGGGTCGGCGCCGTGCTGCGCGGCGAGACGGAAATCACCTGGGGCGAGCCGCTGTTTCTGGAATTCGTCACTACCCGCAACTCCCCACTCTGGAAAACGGCGCCGAAGCAGCAGCTGGCTTATCTGGCCGTCAAGTACTGGGCGCGCCTCTACTGCCCTGACGTCATCCTCGGCGTTTACACTCCGGATGAGTTCGAGCCGGTGCAGCGCGCGGAACGCGACGTCACCCCGGCGCGCAGCCGTGCGGACCTGAACAACCTGATCAACAGCAAGCCCGAAACGCAGCAGCCCGAGCGCGAAATTAACCCGGCGACGAACACCAGTGCACCAGCGCGAACGCCGGACGAGCTACTTGCCGATTTCACTACCGCTGCAGCTGAAGCGGAAAACGTCGCCGGTCTGGACCGCTGCTACAAATACGCGGCGCGCATGCTGGCAAACGAGGCGGACACACTCGAAAAAGCCACTGATGTTTACCTGCTGCGCAAAGCGGAGCTGGACGAGGCGGCAATCTGACTCTGGGAGGAGTATGCAAACATCCGACTATAAGCGCCGGGGCAACCAAATCAGCCTCGGCCGTCGCTGGACAGTAGACGAGTTACAGCAACTGAAAGAGCTTGCAGCAACCACCCCACCCAAAGATATAGCCCGGAAGCTTAACCGCTCATACGAATCTGTACGCCAGCGGGCCAGCCGCAGCTGTATACGTTTTCTGGAAGAGCGAAGCAAAGTTATCACCGGCACTAAGCCAAATTTATGATTTATGACACAACAAATACTGTTCATATAAACAGCACTTAGCTGTTAATTGTCTTTGATAGAGCGTAATGTGTCTATGTAAGGCAAGCACATAACCTACTGACGATAAATGATTTTAATCGCTGTAGGCCAGTAGAAGTCAATTTAGTAATTTCATATAGAAGGAATCAAATATGGCTGATACAACTCAATTAGCACAACAGGCTATCGATAGCGTAAACCAGCTGAAGGAAATGGCTGATCAGGCAGTACAAAACCAGGCAGCGTATGAAGAGCTGTACGAGGAAAATACCCGCCTCAATTCAGAGGTAGACTTGCTGAACGAAAACCTAACTAACCTGGATGAAGTTTTCCACCAGAAGGTCATCGAAGAAGACGATTACCTCAGTTATGCAGAGGATATGCTGAAAGATATCAGCAACATGATCGACAAAGGTGAGCTTGGTCCTCTTTCGATTGAAAAAGCGGAAACCCTACGCTTAACTCTGCAGGTTGTTGCATCCATCCGAAGCAGTAATCATGAAAACCATCCCCGCCGGCCTGGCGATTCGCCTAAGCGGACGCTGCGTCAGGTTGCCGGTTACGATGATTGATCTGATTAAAACTTTTAAGCCGCCTTCGGGCGGTTTTTTGTTGCCTGCGCTCAGCGATGTTTGGCGCAGCAGGCCGCTCGGCGGCACAGGAGATAAAGATGAATCACAGCGATATTGAACTCATGGCGCAGGGGTTACCGCCCTCGCGTATTGGAAAAGACCATGAAGAGGTCGTCATTTGGCTGGCGACTCAGTTGTTAGATGTGCAGCAAAAGCTGGGTGTGGCGATTATGCGCGGTGATGCCTGCATGCAAGCCGAGATCGTGTGGGAGAAGGCCATGATGGCGGCCATTGGCGAGGATGGCGTAGGTTGCGTCGTCAAAGCGATCGCCGCCCTCAAAGCAGAGCGTGACGCGCTGGCGGTGGAGAATGCGGCGCTGCTTGATTTCGACATAGATGAGTTTCGGGAATCAGGCCCATATCAGCACGACGATTTGATATTGAATTCGTTGAATACCCCAGCCACTGACGCCTACCTTAACGCCATCCGCGCCGAAGGCATCACGATGTTCGCCAGCACAGTGCTGGCCGCCGCCGGCAATCTGGACAGCACCATCACCATGGAACGTTTGATGCTCGATGCAGAAGAGTTTTATGAGCAGCTGCGAGCCAGCGCCGGTAAGGATGGTGAGTGATGAGTGCGGATGGCAAAGAACCTATGGTCGTGAGCTTCTCGGGGGGGCAGTCATCAGCGTTCCTGTGCGACTTCCTTCTGCAGAATTACTCCGATGACTTCGAATTCCATTTTGTGTTCGCTAACACCGGGCGCGAGCACGAAGAAACGCTTATATTCGCCGACAAGGTAGATAAGCTGTTCGGACTTAATCTTGTGTGGCTGGAAGGGATTACCAGCCCCGTTCATGGGGTTGGCATGCAGCATCGAGTTGTTAATTTCGAAACAGCGTCGCGGAACGGAGAGCCATTCGAACAACTCATCAGCGTCGAGGGCATACCGAATATATCGCGGCAGAAATGCAGCGACTACCTCAAGACGCAGACCATAAGGTCATGGATGCGAGCTGTCGGACTGGCGCGCCGCGGATGGAGTGCAAAGACGGCTATCGGAATGCGTGCAGATGAGCCGCAGCGTGCGGATATGGAGAAGGATTCGACTAAGCGCTACAACCTGGTTTATCCACTGTGTCACTGGGGCGCCTTCACGAAAGCCGACGTTAACGACTTCTGGGATGAGATGCCGTTTAAGCTCAATATACCGGCGCATTACGGAAACTGCCTGACTTGCTTTAAGAAGAGCAATGCCAAGCTGTTCCTCATCGCTCACGAGCATCCGGAGTGGTTTGCATGGAACCGCGAGATGGAGACAAAACACGGAATGGTGAAAGCGCGGGAGGGCCATACGTGGTGGCGCGGGAAGCGTAACACCGATCAGCTAATCGCCGATGCGCAGCTCGAAGACAGGCAGCGGCTTATCTACCTGACCAAATCCAACCCTGATGACGGTGACGGCTGCACATCTTCATGCGAGCCTTTCCAGAACGTTGCAGGCGAAGATGAGTTTGAAGAGGAAAATGCAGCATGAAGGAAAAGCTTCTAAAAGAAGGACGGCTACTCGATGACGACATTAAGTTAATTCGGCAGCAGATATTGTTCCGGAAGCCCGGTGGAGAGGTAATTAACTTCATGGTTAATCAGCTTGGGCTGGCAAGGGATGAGGCTATGTCTGTTTACGATGAGATCGTCATCGAATGTCACGGGTCATGGAGAAATGTTCGGCAGGAGAAACCATAATGATTAGCGACGAGAGACTGAGGCAACTGGCAGCGCAGGAAACGATGCGGGAGCAGGCTGAGATAGCAAAGGAGCTACTGGCGCATCGCAAGGCGCGTGATGGCTGGATTAAGTGCAGCGAGCGGATGCCGGAGGGGGAAGAGCCGGTAATGGCCTACTGGCATCATACCGGTCATGTAGAGGACGTTATTTTCGCCTTTGATGAAGATAAGTCTGAGCGTCGCTATCACGTTTTGTATGATGGTGAACGCATGAATCAGGAGCCCACCCACTGGATGCCGCTATCACTGCCACGGGATAAATAGAGCTCTGATATACTGTTCGCATAAACAGTATATTGGTGGCTATATGCGCAAATTCGTTAGCGCCGGCGCAGCGTTCTACATGCTCGATAAAGGCGAGCGTCTCACTAAGCGCGAGCTGTTTCACCGCTACGACCCTGTGAGATTTGTCATATGGCCACGCCGCGATAAATGGGATGTGCTCGAGCGAGTCGGGAATGAGTGGGTGCGGTTAACCGACAGGCTCTTCGACACAGAAAATGAAGCATTCGTGTTCGCGTACGAGAAGTTCTGCGCGGAACAGGAGAGAAACCGGCGCCCATAGCGGTATACTCATCGGAGGAGGAAAGCTCATGTCACACAATATCGCAGCACGCAGCAGAGAAGAGCGCGACCGCATGAACGTTGATCTGGCGGCGTCAGGCGTTGCTTATAAAGAGCGGATGAACATGCCGGTCATTGCGTACGAAGTGGAGATGCAGCAGCCAGAACCATTGCGCGCCTACTTCCAGGAGCGGCTAAAGTTTTACAGGGAAGAGTCGATGAAGTTTCCACGGGGAACGGACCCGGTTTATCAGAAGGACGAAAAATTGTGAGTAATTCTCCAGATGTTATTAATAAAAAAATAGTTATAGATTCAAATGCATGGAACTTCCTGCATGCCAGCGGCATTGATTTGAATTGTTCCGATTTAAGCGAATATGAATTCCAAATCACTTTAGAAATAAAAAGAGAATTGGATGAGCTTAAGGGAAGGCAAGATAAAGAAGACTTGTATAATTACTTCCTTTCACAAACAGAAGATATGGAGCCTCTCGCATATTTTGGATTTCATGACCCTGACGTTCCTGAAGATGAGCAAAGAAATGCAGGGTTTGGCGTGGGAGGTTTTGCATCGATTTTTGACGTGCAATTTATTGAATCAAATAGACATCACATTAAGAATAAAAAAAGAAAAATATATTATGTTAACGAAGCGGACCTTTTAATTGCTTCAAGAGCTGGAAATGGAACGTTTATCCTTACTGAAGATAATCAAAAAGCAGGGCCTCTACAAAACCTTCCGAACACTATAAAGGTTTCCCAATCAAGCCCATTAACAGCGCATGATTTTAAAAAACTATTGGATGCAAATACTTAACATTAAATAAATCGTTTCTCTGCCGCCCTTATGGGCGGTTTTTTTGCGCCAAAATTTCGGAGTTCCCATGAGTCCTGAAGTAGAAAACGCACTTCGCTCGGTGGCGCGCAAATGCCGCGCCGACATTCTGAACGCAACTAATGGAAAGCCGCGATCGGAGCACGACCGCATCATAACCACTCTTTTCGATAAGCACGCCAAAACCGTTCAATGCCTCCCGCCTGGCACATTCCCAGCAAAGCGCTGGCTGTCCTTCTATGTGCGGCAGGTAAATAAGGAGATACGCCAGTGAATATCGTTAATGACTATGGCGGCAGCACCACCCCGCCTGAGCACCGTGACAGCTGGCAGACGCCACCGGAAATATTCGCCGCGCTGAACCGTGATTTCCGCTTTGTGGCCGACGTGGCCGCCAGCGCAGAGAACCACCTTTTGCCAGTTTACTTCACAGAACAAGATAACGCTCTGGCGCAGGACTGGGCCGGGCGGCTGCCAATCGGGTTTGCCTGGTGCAATCCGCCCTATAGCGACATTTCTCCTTGGGTGAAGAAGGCCGCGGAGGAATGCCGTAAAGGGATCGGCATCGTGATGCTTGTTCCCGCTGACACTTCGGTCGGTTGGTTCAGCCTGGCGCACGGATCATGCACCGAGGTGCGCTTCATTATCGACGGCCGACTCTCATTTATTCGCGCCGATACCGGCAAGCCGGTCAATGGCAACAATAAGGGATCGATGCTGCTGATCTGGAACCCGTTCACCTCAGATTTTGGCATAACCGGGTATGTCTCGCGCAACACTCTGATGGCGATCGGACGGAAGCTATTGTCTGACCGGGAGCCGGCCGACGAGCGCGCAGCATGACCGACACCTACGAAGACGCCGACACGGGCTGGATTATCACTAATCTGGCCCTTTTTATTTGTATCGTGCTGGCCTGGCTATGGCCGCCAAAGGAGTAGATATGGAAAGAATGTATAGCTGCCGACAGGTTTGTGAAATCCTGAGCATCGGTAAAACTACTCTTTACCGGAAGGTAAAAAGTGGTGAAATCGATAAGCCTCTGCGCAACGGTTGCCGGATGAGCCGTTGGCCGGAATCAAGCATCACACGTTATCAGGAATCACTGAAACGAAGTCATGCGGCATAAACTGGGTCAGCCACTCATCGTAGGCGTTCATCATACTCCTTCGCTCGTTGAGGTATTCGGCGTGGTTATAGGCGGCAATTACTGTGTTGGTTTCAACATGCGCAAGTTGCTTCTCTATAATTTCGCCGCGATACCCCATTTCATAGAGAGTAGTCGATGCCGTTGCGCGAAAATCATGACAGGTCAGTTCAGTAGGCTGAAAACCTAAATACACGATCGCGCGATTAAGTGTGCTATTGCCCAGTGGCTCTAACGGTTTTTTTATGCCTGGGAAAACCAGATCCCGGTTAGGAAACGCAGTCTTAGCCTCTTTCAGTATTTTTATTGCTGTAGGAGACAATGGCACAGAGTGAGCTCGGCCCATTTTCATGCTGCTAGCAGGTATGGTCCAGAGCGCATTGTCTAAATCGAAATGCTCCCACCTGGCACTTCTAAGCTCATTTTGACGCACGAAAACGAAGGGCAACAACATAAGCGCCAGCTTCGTTTGTATGTGTCCACCATATGAGGCCAAAGATGCAAAATACTTTTTCAGGTCTGCTGCAGTAAGGCATCTTGAGTTAACAGCTTTTGGTGCAATGATGGCGCCTCTTAACGGAGCCGCTGGATCGGTTTCAGCTCGCAAAGTGGCGACTGCATAGCAAAACACAGCTGAGCAGATCTGACGAACCTTGAGAGCCGACTGATGGGTACCGCGCGACTCGAGCCTTCTCAGCACCTTCAGAATATCGTGTGCTTTAATCGACAGTATGGGGCGATCACCAAAGTCCGGATAACAGTGCACAGAAAGAAAGAGCTCATTCTGATCATACGTTCCTTTGGCCCATGTCTGTTTTTTCCTCTCAAGCCATTCCTGAGCAACCAGTTTGAACGTTATCTGATCCTCGGCAAGAGAGGCCTGCTTTTCAACCTTTCTGACGTCGGTCGGGTTTAAGCCTTTTTTAACGAGTTCTCTTGCCCTCTCCCTTTCCTTCCTGGCATCTGCCAGCGAAACATGCGGATATTCGCCGATCGTATACCTGCCGTCTTTCTTTGGCGTGAGCCAGTAACGATATCGCCAGAACTTGGTGCCGCTGGGGCGAACCTCAAGATAAAGGCCGTTCCCATCCTGAAGAATGTAGGGCTTAGCCTGGGGCTTCGCGTTTTTCACTTTGGTATCTGTTAATGGCATCGCAGGCAT